TGCCCCTCGGCATATTCATCAACTGCCACCTGCCAGTTCCGATTGACCGTAAAGTTACGAGTCGTTCCCCAAATTGCTTTGGTTCCAGAACCCGATGAAAGGTGCAATAGAGCAGCAGGCGAAGTCACCCCAATGCCAAGGTTGCCGTTCTGAAGCAGCGTCATCGCTTGGGTGAAAGTGATAACGTTGCCTGCTGTGCCAGAAGGTGCGGTGTACCAGCGGTGCTGACTGTCGATTTGCTGGTAATAGCTGGCAAAGTCAGTGTTCAGGTATATGTACTGGCCGCTGGAGTTCTCAAAGAAGTTGTGGCCCAAGTACATCGAGTTGCCGTTCTCGTCGTACAACGAAACACGGTTTACTTGCAACACCCTGTCAGTGCTTCTCCAAGCACTCGGCGCAACCCCTAGGCCAAGGTTGCCTGAGGAGTCGATGCGGGCGCGTTCGGTGTTGTTAGTCCAGAATTGCAGCGAGGCATTGGCACGGTTTGCAACGTAGGCATCACTGCCCCCGTCTTGGAACACATCAAAGCTGGTAGAGCCAAACGTGGTGCCGTTGCCTGCCAACTGCAATGCAGCTTGCTGCCCACCGTTTGCCAGAACACGAATACGTGTCGCTGCTGCTGTCGGCTCGTAGATGTGCAGCTTTGCCGTAGGGCTGGTAATGCTCAACCCCAAATTCCCACTCGCATCCAACGTCATGGCCTGCGTGAAGGTGATGGCGTTGCCTGCTGTGCCGGAGGCAGAAGTGAACCATTGATGCGCTGACTCTGTTTGCTGATAACGAGTAGCCGCGCCGTCTCGGATGTAACGCCAGTTGGTGTTGTCGTTGTAGGCGTTGCTCAGGTAGTTGTTGAACTCTGAGGCAGTGCCTGCCTTGTAGCTGGCAATAGCCCCGGAGAACCCAAGCTGGATCGCCGCAAACTCATTACCCCACGCACTCGGCGTCACCCCCAAGCCGAGGTTGCCTGAGGAGTCAAGGCGCATGCGCTCAACAGGGTATCCGGTGCTGTTGCTTCCAGTATAGAAAGACAGATACCCATTGAAATCAGACGCTGTGGCAACATTGCGCCCAGCTTTAATCGCAGCAATTGAGTTGTAAGCCCCGCCAGCCGTGATTACCGCATTGAAGTTAATGCCGCCGCCCGTATTCGCCGCCAAAGCTGTGGTGTCAGTTACCGTTAGCGGCAGTGAGCTAAAACCAGCGTTGCTGGTCAGGGCAGAAACTGCGGATGCGCTTTGCAGTTTGCTTATTGGCGAACTCGTCCCAATGCCCAGCCCTGTGCTGGTCAGGCGCATTTGTTCGGCGTTGTTTACTCCGAAAATCAGAGGCGCATTTTCATAGTTGTAGAAATAACCATTTAGAGAGCCATCAATCCCAACAAAAAGGCCATCAGTATTGGTTGTGCCGCTTGCACTGTTTTGGTAATAAGTGCCAGCCGCAGTTGCGGCAGTGCTTCTAACTCTTGGATAAGTTGCCGCGCCAGAAACAACATCAAGATAAGAATTAGAGATTGGACTTGCGGTACCAACCCCCAAATTCGTCCCATCAAACGTCAGCGCAGACCCCGTGGTCAGCACCTTGCTGCCGTTGAGGTAGGCCACGCCGTTGGCGGTGCCGCCGCCCAAGGTCAGGTTTGTCCCGTCAAAAGTCAGGTTGGCCGAACCAGTCAGGACCTTGGAGCCGTTGAGGAACTGAACCTGAGTGGAGGTTCCGTAAGACAAGGTGGCCGACGTGGTAACGGTCAGCTGGTCAATCGTTGAAGCAGAGGCGTTGGTGCCCAGCTCAACAACGTTGCCGCCGGCGTCCTTGGTATAGATACGCTTTGTAGCCGTGTTGACTGCGATTTCAGTACCGCCGGCTGCATTAGTCAAGTCGCCCGCAGCAGGAGCCCCTGCAGTGTCCTTTTTCTTAATCAGGATAGTGGTCATGCGTAAGTTCCTCCAGGGATAGTGTCAGTCCAGGTGGGCGAACCGGTACCCCCTGAGATTAAAAGATAGCCAGATGTTCCGGCGGCGCTGAAGCCGTAGGCCGTGCCCGTACCATAGGCCACAGCTCCAGCTGTTGGAGTGGTCGTAGCGTTTGTACCACCGTTTGCAATTGGCAAGGTTCCCGTTACCCCCGTTGTCAAAGGCAAGCCAGTTGCATTTGTCAATACCCCAGAAGACGGGGTCCCAAGAGCAGGAGTCACCAGCGTCGGCGAGGTGGCAAACACAAGGGCGCCTGAACCCGTCTCGTCTGTAACTGCCGCGGCAAGGTTTGCAGACGACGGAGTTGCAAGGAACGTGGCGACGCCTGTACCCAAGCCGGTGATGGAACCAACGGCTGGAGTGACCGTAGTATTTGCAGCAGCCGTCAATTGGCCTTGAGCATTGACAGAGAACGTGCCGACTTGCGTGGCCGAACCGTAAGATCCGGCGGTTACCGCCGTATTGTTGATGCTGAACTGAGTACCTGTCAGCGTAAGGCCGGTGCCGGCTGAATAAATCTGGGCAGCTGCAATCTGGGCAAACGTGATGTTGGTCGTGCCAAACACGATCGTACCAACGGTGTTGCAAGTATAAGTTTCACCTGCCCCTGTCGTGCCCTGCTGAACAAAAAAGGTCGAACCTTCACTAAGGGTGGTTGGACCAGCAACCCCATAGGTGTTGGTATCTGCAGAACGTGTCAAGACCCAGTTAGTTGAGCCAGAACCAACGTTCGTCACAACGTACACGCCGTTTTGCGTTTGGTTTGTTTGCTGGTACACCAAGACGCGGTCATTTACCGCTACCGTGACGCCGTCAATGACAAGAGCCGCCTGCGCCCCTGCGTTAGTCAAAGTGGCGCCAACACCTGCAGTCCCGTTGTTGTAAGTGGCATTTAGGTTGATGGGCGATTCAACACGGACTGGCTCATGGAAGTGAACGCCAGAAGAAACAAGCGTGTCGACGTACTGCTTGGTGGCCAACTGGAAATTGGACACAGGGTCTTGGGTCACCGTGACCGATGTCAGGCCAGCGGGCGCAAGTGACGTACCACCCAAGGCAATAGTGGTCGTTCCCAAAACAATCGTGCTGTTGGTTAGCGACGAGTTTGCGATATTGCTCAGTGTGTTGCTGCTGCCGTTGATTGTCTTGTTGGTCAGGGTTTGCGATCCCGTCAGGGTTGCAACCGTGTTGTCAATCTCGATGGTCACGGAGGTTGAGCCGTTGTAGCTGGTTCCTGACAACCCTGTGCCAATGGTCAAGGCATTTGTTGCCGTGGCGGTCACCACGATAGAGCCGCCAAGCGAGACGCTGCTTCCGTTAATGCTGATGGAACTATTGCTCAAAGCAGCGTTTGAAATGTTGCTGAACGTGTTGAGCGCTCCGCTTATTGTCTTGCCGGTCAAGGTGCTTGGAATGTCGTCATTCACAAGCAAACGGAAAGCTGTTGTAGCCGGAGCCCCAGACGCAGGACCTGCGTACACGTAATTGGCCGGCTGAGGAGTCACGACAAGCGCAGATCCCCAAGAGGGAGCCGCAGCCCCGTTGGAGACTAGCACTTGGCCGCCAATACCTTGAGCTGTCTGCAAGAAACCGTTGCTGCCGTTGCTATACCAAATCGAACCAGCTGTCAGGTTGTTGACCTGCATCCCCGTTCCGCCTCGCGTCAAAGGAAGCAGGCCAGTGTATTCGGTCAAGTTTGCAAGGTTAAGGGCCGGGTGGACGTGGTCACCGCGAGACGATGCCGCGGCAGATCCAGCCGAGGCTGTTCCAAGGGCCGCCGGAGCATTTGCTGAAAAGTCAACGGACAGCGTCCGATCGGCCTGCAAGTTACCGCCGCCGGTCAAACCGCTGCCTGCAATGATTTGGCGGGTGTCGGGAACATATCCAGAAATGACTAGGGCGGTCGTAGAGACACTTGTGACCAGTCCCTTGGCATCTACTGTGACTACGGGAATCGTGGTCCCAGAGCCATACGTACCAGCTGCCACGCCATTGTTTGCAAGCTTGTCGCTGGTCACGCCGCCCGTCGCAATGCTCAAGGTACGGTCTTGCGAAAGATCCCCGCCGCCTTGCAGGCCTCCGCCCGTACTGATCAGGCGAGATGCTGGAACCGAAACGGTCGATTGCAGATCAATGAATGGGACCTGATAAGTGATGCCGCCGATCACGCAAACCATCGTAGCCGACGACGTTGGATTAGGCGCCACTGGAAGATCGCTGATCTTCGTTGGAACAAGGTTTGATGGAACTGTTGTCATTGCGGCGGATCCGTGAAGAGATAGCCGTTATTCGAGCTAATCAGGAAGCTGTTGTCATCTTCTGTGACAAGGCCGTCTGGATCGCTATTCAATGGGGTGTCCGGCCGTACAAAAGGCAAAGTGATGTTGTCGGGCTGACGAGCAGGCAGGCGGTACGGATCGAGTTGATCGAGGTCTTCGCGGCACACCCTCAGCCCGGGCGAGTTTGGATCGGAGAACAATTCGTCAATGCTCATCTTGCGGCTGCAACGAGCACAAACAGCAATGCCAAGCGTGCTGCGTCCTCGGGTATCCAGCCAGATGCTCATCGCGTGTACACCGCAATGTTGGGAGTCAGATAAATCGGCGAATCGTCGCGTTCTTCGTTCTCGGCTTCCAGCAGCGAACGTTGCGCCTTCTGGTCCAAGATAGCGATCATCTGAGGATCTACGGTTGGAGTCTCTTCGGCCAAGCGTGAAGCCAGCAAATAGACGATGGCGTCATACCAGCGCTGGGGCACTTCAATCTCTTGAGTCATCATGCCAACATCCATGATGTAGCGCTTGACCCACACAACAACTTGGGCAGTAACAAATTGAGCAGACGGTACGGGCCAGAGATACAAGACCGGATTGTTCAACGTACGGTCGCACCAGAATTGCAGCGGACGGCCTTCAAACGCTTTGTTGGGCAGGTTGACATAGTCATCACGATTCAAGCGAGCCATAGGGATCTCGTTTGGCGTGTTGGCCAGCAGCACTTGAGCTTGGTTGAGCGTACCGGTAGTGGCCCTCACCCTGAAATAGAGGGTCGCTAGGGACCCCTGGATGTCAACCCATGTTACGTCATTCGCAACTGCATTTGGATTGCTTACGGTTGCAACCGTGGTCCAAACGACACCATCTGAGGATGTCTCTAGCGCATAACCTGTCGAAGCCCCTGACCATTCAATCCCGACAGTCGTAACTTGCGTCGCCGTTGAGAAGATTGTTTGGTAGGTGGTTGAGGTTGTTGTGTTGATAGAAGTTGTGTTGACAACTTCAACCGTGCGCAAGTTGGTGTTGAGCACGTCAACGATGCCGTTAGGCAACGTCATCAAGCCTTGCGCTTGATAGAGAGGCATCAAGTAACGCTGAATGCACCACAGCTGAAGGCCGCGATTGGCCAGCATGCTGAGAATCAGATACAGTGTGTCAAGAGCAAAACTGATTTGCTCTGACGAGATGCCTTCAGGAGGAATACGGCAGCGACGGTACGCGTGGTCAATGACCTTACGCGTATCGAAAACCGTCATGCTGACTGTGCCTGAAACTGCCACCGAATCTGCTCCTATTTGTTGAGTTGCGGCTTGCCGTAGGTGGCAGACCCGGGGATTGCTTTTATTTTACTTCATCTGTCCAAATTTGGGCACCCTGGAGAACGACGGCACGCCACCTTTTGCAAGTTTGGCTACTGCGCCGGAACCGTGGGCTTTGCTGGCAGGCATGCTAGCATGCTTTTTCAATTTTGCCTCGACAGAGCCGCCTTTGGCGTATTTTTGGGTCTCGGTGCCGAACTTCTTGGCCTGCTTATTGACTTCTTTGCCTTCGGCATCCATTTTGGAACGAGTTCCAGCTGCATATTGACCGCGGGCCATGCGGGCCCGTTCGCCTTCCGTAAGACCGGCTCCTTGAACCATCTTGGCCCGTTCGCCTTCGGTCATCGCTTGACCGCCTTCACTCATTTTCTTGGCTTTTCGGCCTTCAGAATAGGCAATTGCCAGGGCTTGCTTAGGATTGTCCACGACAGGGCCGGTTTTTGAGCCAGAATGCAGCTCGCCGCGGCCGTACTCGCGCATGACCTTGCCCATCTTCATGTCCATCTTGGCGGCTCCGCCCTTTTTCATGCCGGTTGGCTCCGACATCTCATGTTTCAGCATGGTCAGGGGAGCTTTTGCCTTGCGCATCATGGCGACTTCAGCTTTTTTGGTGGCCGGAGTGTCCATTTCGCCCGACATTTCACGCACTTCGTGGCGAACCAGGGCCTTTGGGGCGCCTGCCTTGCGCAAAAGGGCCACTTCCTTACGAACCATGGCTTCCGGTTCGCGTTTTGCTGGCATTTTTGGGCCGCCCTTAGCATAAGCATCAGTGGACTTGCACATTCCGCCTTTTTTCATGGCGTGCGGTGCATCGTACATGGCCTTCGGGATGCCTTTGGTTGACTTTGCAGTTGAGACCGCACGCCCGGCGGGGCGAGCAGGTGACGGGGCAAATGAAAATTCGCCGTATTTCAGATTTTTTCCCATATCAGTTCCTTTTTGCGGCTGCCCGCATGTTGTCTACCAGATTGGGATAGGGGCGTCCGGCCGCTTTTGCCGCAGCTTTCGCGCCAGCTTTTGCAGCCGACGACAGTTTTTTAGGCTTTGGTAGGTCCTTTGGCCTTGGTTTATCCCAAGGTGCTTTTACTTTGCCCCCAGCTTTGAAGGCCATCTTGTTTCCCATCATATCAGCAATCCCACTTTTTAAGGGCAAGGGCTTTCCTAGTTGGTTGGCCTTTGTCGTCTTTCATTGGACCCGGCATACCGGACATCCGCGCGCAAAAACTGTTGCGGCGTCCGGCGGCTTTGGGGCTCTTTGCTGCTTGCTTTGCAGAGACAGGCGGCTTCAAGTTGCCGCCGGTTTGTCTGTTGTAAGCGTCCCGACCTTTTTGGTTCAAGCCGCCTTTAGGATTTTGTCCCTCTTTGCGCGCCCAGACAGCGCCACCCTTTGCTACAAACAGGGTGCCGCCGCCTTTTCCAAATTTGTGGTCGTTTACCATGTTGCTATCGCCACCCGTTTCCAGGTGTCCGTTGCTACGCAGACATAGATGAAGTTCGAATCCCAACAAATGTCCCCCGTCGTACCAAGGGCTCCGGCCGATGCAGGAGTCCTTGTGATCGGGATGTTGAGAGTGTTTCCCTTGATGCCAAAATTGCCAGAACTTCTGAACCTTGCAGCTTCCGTTGGAGAAGCTCCGCCGGTCATAAGCAGCACGAGGAGGTCAAACGCCTCGGTGCCAGAACCAACGTTGGTTGAGATGGCCTGGATCTTGGCCCCTATTTCAGTGTTGCTAGCAGCCGTTTTGCAAACAAAATCAAGACCTGTACCAATGCCAGCTGAAGGGATCCCGGAAGTCTGGTGCGAGAGGGTCGCAGCAGTAGCCGGAGTGTTGGTGTTAGAAGTCTCCGCAAGCAGCGTTGGGGCTGCGTTGACAAAGTTCCTGATTTGATCCGAAGACAGCTTCACTGACGAAGCCGATTGGACCGACTCAAAAAGCTCGGTGCCAACAAGCGTAGTGCCTGCAGGTAAGTCCGTGATCTTTAAGTTCGCCATGGCTTAATCCGGATTCTTGATCAAGATGATGTTGAAATACGAACTCACAGCGTTGTTTGCCGCTGCACCAATCGCAGTTGCGCCAACACAGTTCTTTTCGGGAATCACGTAAGGTGCTTCAAACATAAATACAGCGGCACTGTTGTTCACCGTGGTCACTGCACCAACACGCAAGATGTTGTCAGGTCCGTGTTGTTTCAGGAAGCCTGTAACAGACGTGGTACCAGATGCTTGACCAGAAGAGAACAAGCCCTCAGTCATATAGCCCGTGTAGCCTGCTGGAACGCAGTAATGACCGGTGGTGCGGTTGTTGTAGCCAGTCGCAATGATGTCATACAAGACAGCTGGAACACCTGACGTCACGGTGCCCGTGCCTGCATTGATGTTGCCTGCATTTGCCCCGCCAGAGCCCACTGTAACAACGTAGAAACTATTCACATACAGGTAAGAGTTTGTGGTGTTTACCGCTGTTTGACCGTTCAATATCACGGTCTCGCTCACCACATTAAAGTTGCCGTCTACGCCTTCAATAAAAACGGTTCGTGCGCCTGTGCCAGCTGACGCGTCGTTGGTGCTAGATGAACTAATCTTTAAAACCGATGCAGATGTTGGGTGGGGTATCGTGCCGCCATCGGGCCACACGGTTTCTTCAGATGTATCCACATCTGGGTTATAACCAAATACGATGACCGTGCTATGGCCATCAATTTGTCTACGAGACACTTGAAGCCCAAAAGGTTCAAACTGTCCTTGGCGTGTTACTGAGGAATAAACTCCCATAATTCAGTCTCCTAAAGACGGGGGCCGAAGCCCCCTGGTTAATTAGGCCTGAGTCACGCCGAGCGCGCCGGTGCGAGTCGCGTTAGGACCAACAGCCAATGCAGGCAGCAGAATACCCATCACCAAACGACGTGTTCCGTTGGGCGCAGACGAAGGCACGTAGGTTCCGCGAACGTCGCCAGAAGTCGTAGTGGCAGTGGTTGTCACAGCGGCCACAAAGGTGCCGGCGTCTTCAGCCAGTGCACCAGCCCAGCCCACACGAGCAACGTAGTCTGCAGTAGTGATGCGCACGGGAGAGCCAAGGATGTCGGTGGTGCCAACAGCCAGGGTACCGCCGACGGTGTTTGCCACGGTCACGCTGGCCACTTGGAAAAAGGCTTTCTTGCCGTTCACGGTGGTCGACTGAGTGGTGCCGGTCTGGATCACTTCAGACATGGCTTGGCCGTACACGTCAAAACCGGTCACGGTCACAGCGCGGTCAGTGATGGTACCTGCGCCAATGGTGATGCTCACAGCACGGGGGCAGTCGAGCTGAATCACTCGGGTGCCGGATGCGGTGGTCGCGACGGTCGTACCGGTACCAGCAGCAAGAGTTGCAGTGCCACCGCCCGTGTAGGTAGCAGCGGCAGAGATGTTGTTGGTTTGCTTGGTCAGAGGCACCACGTCCCAGACGTAGATGCGGCCAAGAGGGCCCACGCCTTGGGACATAGGCGAGGGATCGCCCAGGTTCATACCCATGTTGGTAACGGCGGAACCCAGGAAGAGGTCATCAGAATATTGAGGCATGTTGTCTTCTCCTTGAAAAGCTTGACAAATTAAAAATGGGCGAAAGGGGACCGAAGTCCCCTTTCGTTTTTGGTTCTTACAGACCAGGCGTACCGTAGACGGTACGTGGATCAGTCCAACCAGGGATGTAACGCTCGGTTGCTTTATAGCGCATAGAGTCGGTTTCGAAATCACCTTCCATGCTCTTCTCAAGCTTACGGCGCATCATCAGCTGCAGGCCGACCTTAGCATCCGTCTGCACCCACCAAGCAGTGGTAGAAGTCAGACGAGACAGGTTGGCTTGGCCGCCGTCAATCATGCCCATCGAGTTGATCGGGTTGATGTCGTTGTTGCCAGTGCCTGCGCGCAGGACGGACTTCAACAGCACTTCACCTTGGAACACGTTGCTAGGGCTCAGCACCAGCTTGGTAGGCGTCAAACGGATACGCTTGCCGTTGTTGTCAATGGCGTTGCGGATTTGGATGAGCATCTGCTCAAGCGAGGTCTGCGACAGGTTGGCTGCAGTAGTCAACACGTTGCTGAATGTGCCAGAAGCAATGGGGTGCGCGGAGTTAACCAGCGACACGCCGTCACCACCTGCATACGAGCCGTTGAAGGCGCGGTTCAGGATGTTGGCGCACAGGGTCTCCTTGGTCTCAATCAGCGACTGAGCCAGGTGTTTGGCATAAGTCTGACCGATTGAGATGTGGTCGCCGTCTTCCACCAGGACCTTGGTCAGGGCGAAAGCCAGACCATAGACCTTGTAGACGTAACGAGCATTGAACAGGACGCCACCAGATTGGTAGGTCACCGGCATGCCGTCGGGCAACTCAGGAGCCGCTCCGAAACCGTACAGGACGGGTTCTTCGTGGTAGTTACGGGGGATACCTTGACGCTCGGTGAAAACTTGTTTCCACTCGTCAGCGCGTTGGTTATACAAGCCATCAAACTCTTCGTTCAGGATGGGCTCAACGATGGACCGAAAGTCCGTACTGCGCATTGGGACAGCCATTTTTTAGCTCCTTAATAAGCGTTGATGGTTGCAACGTCCTGATGCTCAGAGATCTGAACTTGGACAATCGTAAAAGCATCACCCCAATCGTTGTCGGGACCGGGCGTAATGCCGATCACGCGCAACTGGGCGGTGCCGCCTGAAGCCACAACTGAGGCCGTGTCCAGCACAGCTTGGCTAAGACCCACGACGGTAGAACCGGCGGTGATCGAACCAAAGTTGTATTGGTTGCCGATGTTGCTAATGTTCACAGAGCCATTGGCTTGGATCTGATAAACAATAGCGGGATCGCGCGTGATGTACGCGGTCACATCAGTTGCAGGGGTGTTCGCGAGGAACTTGTTGGACACACGACGGCGACCATCGCCATCAGTGAATTCAACACCCATGAAAGTGCCGACGAAAGCGTCGCCAACGGTAGCCGGAGTCACAACACCAGTCGTCGTATTGATTGCGACGGGTTGGTATTGCAACAAGGTCACTGCCGCGTTATTCGCCAGCGTAAAGGCTGCCGGACGCACGAAACCACTTGCGTGGTATACGGGCTGGAAGCCAAACGGTGTGCTAGTGGTAGACATGTTTGCTTTTCCTCATAAGAGAAATTGGTGGATGGTCAAAGCTCTTCAAATTTGGCCCGACCAGGACTTTCGCGCAAAGCAGCGATACCATCACCTTCAACCACACGCCCGCCAGCTGAAGCCGCTGACTCTTTGATGCTGTCAAGCACTGACAGAAGTTTCTCATCTTCACGTGCAGGAGCGTCATGGTGAGCTTCTTGCATGAATCGTGAATACAGAGACATTGGCAGCTTGAATGCGAGCATCTCGTTGACACCAATAAACCCTTGCCATTCGCCTGTCTTAATGGTTACGTATTCCCAGCCAGGCACGTCTTCGGCTTTAATAGGTTGATAACCCAACCGGATCCGTTGTTGAATGGAATCTCGGGGGTTAGTGGTGGTCAACCAACATGTGTGGAAGCCAGGGATCTTTGGTAGATCTGGCAATGCGTCTTGGAAAAATTGAGATCTAAACATCTCAACACGATCTTCGTCGCTAATAGCACGGTCTTCAGTCACATTGCGGTCTGTGGCTCCACGTGATTGGCGGACAAGATCAGGGGATTTTTTCAAACGTTCGTCGTTCATGTTCCTCACTCCTTTCAGCGAGATGAATTGTTTTCACGGTCCCACTTCGCGTACTGTTTCAAGTAGCGTTGACGTAGGACAGCATCTTCCCAGACACCAGCATCGATCATGGCTTGCTTTCGTTCTGGGGAGATATATACTTCACGGCGGGAAGACTGCGGAGCCTGGTCCCTGCTGGAACCAACGGGCGGACCTCTACGCTGTCCGCGGCGATCGTCGTCTTGACTGTCGTCATAGTTACCGCCTCCTTTAACGTCTGGCAGTCGCTTGGCCACTCGCTTGTCCAGCTCGCGCCAATATGCCTCTGTTTTTGGATTATAGCCAGCTTCTACAAGAGATTGATCTATCGCCAGCACGATCTTCGATGCCTCGTCTTTGGCATTCGGATCGTACCAGCTGTTCCGGGCCACCCAATCCTGGGCAAAGCTCGCGACTTCGGGGTCAGGACCTGGCTGGGAAACCGGCGCCTGCGACTGCTGGTGCAGGTTCTGGGCGACCTGGTTTTGCTGGTGCTTGTGAACCTGGAGCTGCTGGACCTTTTGCATGGCCGCATCTCGGATCCGCATAGCCTTGGCAGCATCTTCACCGTTTCCGGCTTCAATGGCCTGGGCCATGATTCGCTCGGCGGCCTTAACTTCTGCCAGAGTATCGGCGATCTTGGCGTCAATACCAGAAATCGTGTTGCCGACCACAGACTTCTCTACCTGGAACATCCTTTTCTCAAGGTCTTCGTTCCGTTGCCTCAGGAAGTTGAGCTCGGTCTTGTCTCGCTCAATTGCCTGTTTTCTACGCGCTGCGCGATCTGCCTTCTCTTCGCGGCGTTTACGGCGTAGTTCTTCGCGGTCTTCGTTGTCTTCCGAAAGACGCGCGTCCTCGGGGTGGTCGTCGTCTTCGTCGCCGTCGTTGTCAGAACCTTTGGGGTCCTTAGTCTCGACGGGGACAAACTCGACTTCCTGAGGCTTACCGCCCTTTTGTTCCTCATCATCTTCGATGAGCATGTTTTCTCCGGCCATTGCCTGCTCCTTTCAGCAGTTAGATAAACGCACGGATCGCAGTGGGATCTCCAGTGACCTTGGCAAGAATGTCTAAGTCATTGAACATCACAAATTCGACCTCCTCATCGCCAGACCTCACGGTCCAACGATCACCGCCGTATTTAGGTGCACGGACGTAGGCACCAACTTCGCACCAGGAGCCTTCTGGCCAGGGTTCCATGGTGTTCCGATTCTTGTAAGCCAATGAACCGATGGCCACGACTTTGGCGATCTGGGTATTGCTGGCTTCCGTCTTTCGCGCTTCTTCCGGGATAAAGATGCCGCCTGCCGTTTGATTCTTGGCTTTGCGGACTTGAACAATCACGCGGGAACCCAGGGGTTCATGGCCGCAATCGACTGCTGGGAAGGCCTCGTCCAATGAGGCATAGCTGAAGGACATGGGGGTTTCAAGTAGCATTCGCTTCTCCGTATGCTGGGGTTAAAGATCTCGTTGGTCATTCTCAAGGTCTCGATAGATCCGCTCAATCAACTGGACGGCGCGGTCAAGGCCAGCGTAGACGCCCTGACGTTTTCCGTATTCGAAGCTGATGTCTTTGCCTTCAGCTGGCTGCACCTTGATGGCCTCAATTGCCAGTGCCTGCTGCTCGGCTCGGATCGACGAGATGATTTTTGCAAGCATTTACCTGCGACCACCCATGACTGTGGAAATCAGGTTGGGGCCACGGCCACGCTGGCTATTGGTGCCACCGTTGCCTTCGCCTTGGACCTTTTCGATCTTCATCTTGGGCACGGTTTTGTAGTTTGCGTCGGGCAAACCAGGGGTGGGCGAAGGATCGCTGGCGATCTTCTTGGCCTTAGGGTAACCTTTACCCATGGCCATCTGTTTGTGTAGACTGATTGCTACCATGATTGCTCCTTAACGTGGATTGGGGTTGATACCAGTGCCGGTTGAGACACCGATTCTTTCGCCTGTTGCAACCTCGAGGGCCGCAAGCTGCTTGGCTGTTTGGTTGTCGGACTCGTTCATCTCCAGGCGGGCTTGGATCTGGGCGCGAGTGCGTTCGTCTTCGGCCCTCTGACGCATGATCTCGCGTTCGAGTTCGGCCTGCAATTCTTGAATCCGACCTTGGATCTCCATCTGCTTCTCTTGGCCGCGTTGCTGCATTGCAGCCTGCTTGAGCTGGGCATCTTGGGCCAATTTGGCCTGCGCGTTTTGGGCGTTGGCTTGATCCCGGGCCTGTTGATTCTGCAGTTGCTGCTGGGCAATCTGGACAGACGGATCTTGCGGAGGCGGCGGTTGCATCTGCTGCAAGGTCTGGATAGCCTGCTCGATGATCTGGGGGATCTGACCAAAGGCCTCTTGGCTTTGCTTGGTCACCACCTGGCTAGTCGTTGCCAGCAGCTTGTCAAGCGATTGCTTCTCTTCGACGGTCGCGTCCTTTTGGATCTCGCCAATGTCGACTTGCGCAGCATCAGAAGCTTCCTGGTAAATCTGAGTCGCGTACCAAAGGACCATGTGCTCCTTGATGTGGTCAAGCATCATGGGCACGAATGCGGGGCCAATGGCCTTGTTGCCACCGAACATCGGATTGGTCAAGAAGTCCAGGTGCACCTGCAGGTGAGCCAAGTGATCCTGCTCAGGGAATGCCACAACAGGACGGCGCATCGTCATCGCGATATTCTCGTTGACTGCATTCAGCTCCAATGGCTTCGGTGCAGGCAGCAGCAGGTCCTTGCCTTGGGGCACTTTCAAGCGCTCAAGGAACATGACCTCAACCTTGCGGAGGTCATACAGCTGCGGCATCTCCTTGGCACGCTGCATCACGGCCTGCACTTGGGCAAACCGTTGGGCTTCGCTGAAGATGTTGGGATCGCTGACAGGCACGACGTTCATCGGGCCTTCAAAGTCGCTGCGCTTGACAAGCAGCTCGCCGGTCTCGTCGTAGACTTCTTCTTCGGTCAGGTAGGTCTTGTTCAGGCGGAACAGCAGCTTCAGCACACGGCCCATGGAGTCGTGCAGGCGCGCGTGGATCGCTGAGAACACCACCATGCCTTGCTCAATGCGAGCCAAGGTGGTTCCAACAGGCGTATTGGCGTTGCTGTCTGCCAGTTCTTCGAACGTGGTGCGAACAACGTTTTGGCTGGCGTCAACCAGGAAGCCGAGCAGCGCAAACAGCACTTGGCTTGGCGGGTTGTAAGGCATCGGCATGAGCATCTTGCGGATGTCATCCTGACCAAACGAACCTTCGATCTCCTTGACCTCGGTTGGATCAACACGGTCTGTCTGACCGCCGGTTCCTGACTTAAGCTTCAGCAAGCCAGGGAAGTTGTTGATGTGGGCAGAGTCTAGCAAGGCCCGCAAAGCGCCTGTTGCAGCGGCACTTAGGCCGCCAATCATGTGCGTCAGGCCGATCGGGTAAGCACCACGCCAAGGCACGAATGGGAATTCAACCATCCATTGCATCTCTTGCTTGGTGTCGTCGTCCTCTTCCCAGTTGCGATAAATGGACAGCACCGACTGAGTTGCCTTATCCAGGCTGATGATGTACGGAGCCAGGCCATACTCGTCGCCGAAGTCATGGATGATGTAGCACTCAAAGATGGTGCGAAGGCCATCGATGTTGTAGCTGTCGGTCTGACGGCCTTCGATCTTGTTGTTGGCGGTCTCGGCCTTCGATTCGTCAGGAGGCAGCGGACTGGCCATGAGGTCCACGTCCATGTACATGCCTGACTCAACACGCTTCTGATACTCAATGCGCGTGATGTATTGCACATGAGTCTTGCGCTCGGCTGAGTAAAAGTTCGTTGCCGCAAAGGGCAGGTAGACGTCGTCAATGGCCACGAACTGGGGCAGAGGACGCTTCTTGTTTTGATCCCAAGTGATCTTGAGATATTGGCCGCCGCCCAAAGGCAGCTGGGTGGACAACTGCTCGAGCTCAGACCTGAACTCGGGCATCTGCTGAGTCATCTGCCAGTTCATGAACTTGACAAGGCGATCGGCTTTTTCCTGTTTCTCAAGGGTGACTTCACCGATGATTTTGTCGCGGGCTGGTCCGTCAGGTGGGAAGAGTTCTTTCATGACGCGGGCAGAGAAGTCCACGCATCCTTGAGTCAGCATCGGGTGCACGACCTTGCTGGCTCCGGTGAACGACGCGCCGCCTGGGGCATCATCACCAAGGCCTGTTCGACGCAGGCCTTCTTCGTATTGCTCGTCACGCTTCTTGCGTGCTTCTTTGTCTTTTTCTAGGATGTCACACAGTTCGGAGCCTAGGTTTGACAGCTCCCAACTCGGCATTGTCTCGGCCAGGTTGGCGTAGAACTCGGATTCGGCTGGAGTGGGCGAGTCATCGAGCGTGACCATCGCGCCACCGTCTTCGGTGTCACGGACCTTGGAGTCATCTTCGACCTCGTACATCTCCCCGTATTCTTGTTCGTTTTCAGCCATTCAGTGCTCCGGTTAGATCGCGTAAGGGTTCACAAGCTTCGGCCTGCTGTCCCGTTCAATTTTGTCTGGCACTTTCCTGGTGACTGAGAGACTATTGCGATCGGCAAGCAACCTGAGTGCTTGAGTCGTCGAATCAACAAAGTCGTCATGCTTAATTGAGCCTTCACCGTGGAAACTGCACAGCTGCGAGATTAATGGGTCAGCCCAGGAACGTGGATTCCCAGGCCGTTTATCAGATTCTACAACCCAAACAAATCCGTGTGCAAATAAATGCGATACCGCGTGGAGCCGTTGCAGCTTATCCGCGCGGCCCGGATTGTATGGGTATGCCAGGATGTCCTCACGGGCCAGCATCTGGCGCAGGCTAATACCAGATCCCTTGTCCTCGATGATCATTAGGTCTGGGGCTTTACCGCCGAACATGGACTGTTTTGGCCCGACCAGGGGCTTGATTATCGGCCTGAAGTCCTCGTCGCCGTACCTGACCTGCCATTCCTTTTTGACCCGTTCGATCAGGGCCGGCAGTCCAAGGTGGTCTTGCCAGCAGTCAAGCAGCAGGAAGGCTGGCTTCTTTTCGTGGCGGAAGACGCCCCAGACCGAGCACGCGGTTGGATCTGGATCGTGGCTCTTGCGGTCGACGGACTTCTCCGTGAACGCCGTGTCAAGGCTCATGACGATGTAGTCAAGGGCGGGCAAAGGCTTATCGGCTGGCCAGAGCTTGAACCAACTTCGCTTGATGATGCCGGTCTCTTCGGGATCAATAACCTCGGCATGGATCTCTTGTCGTCCGAGCTGCGTGCCTTCGTACTGTGTGATTTCAGCAAGGAAGGACTTTGCGAGGTTCGCTGCATTGTCATAGGTAGATCCCCTGGTAACGATGACGCGGCTGTTCTTTTTCTCAGCATCCTTCAACAGCTTACGGACTAGCTCGATGGGCTTTGGAGTCGTGGTGATGATGACCCGTGGATCGTCGCCCAAGCGAAGACCGAACCGCATCATGTCCCAGGTCTCTTCGCAGTACTGCCAAGCAGCCAGCTCATCGCACCAAACGCGGTGGAACTGGGGACCGCGCAAACGACTGGGCTCTTCGGCTGAGAAGCCGCGGATCGATGACCCGTTCTTCAGGGTGATCTCGCCGATGGACCTGTTGTAGTTGTCAATCAGGTAATGAGGGATGACCCCCATGAGTCCCGAGTCACCCTCAAAGCAAACGCCCCTAATGTCAGCAGACGTTGGTGCAATAACTCCACAGCGAACCCCAGGATTGTCCGCAGCATAGTTCCCGATGTCCTCGGCTCCTGTCCTGGTCTTGCCAAAGCCACGACCCGCCAAGATCAACCAGATGCCCCAATCACCAGGCGGCGTGATCTGCTGCTCACGAGCCGTTGCTTTCCACTTCAGCTTCCAGGCGATATGGGCAAGGTCCTCCAGCTCCAGCACCGAAAGGTTGGACTGGATGGTGGTTAGCTCGGCCTTAGAAAGGATCATTTGCCGCCAGCGTTCAGCTTGCCGATGAGGTCGGTGATCTGGCCGACCAGCTCGAGCCGCGCCTCGATGGGACCGCCATCAGGTCCGGTAATCTCGACCGACTTCTTCTTGGCGTGGCCATACTGCACCAGCTCCTTGAGGCAGTCTTTGCGGACCAGCAGGTCGTGGTTCGGGTCAAAGGCCATCTCAGCCAGTGCCTCGAGTGGGTCACCATGCTTCTCGACGATCCGGTCAAAGATCTCTTGCCGTTGAATGTTGCGCTTGTTCTGGCTACCTTTTTTGCGCCCAGAGCCTTCCGGCTTCACACCTTTTTGGAATGGCATGCAAATACCCCAGGTTTCTATGTTCTTTCTATTCTAGATCGAGCTGCGCAACCGCGTACATAGCGGCCCAAATTCCCTATAGTATGATTTCTAGACCATAACAGAGTGTATCAATACAATTAAAAACTATTTCTACTATCGTTCGCTCGTCTCTAAATCTCGCGTCTGCAAAAAGGTTGTATCAATACACTCTGTTTTGGCTCTAAAAATCATCTATAGCTTTTTTGGTCCTCCTGGCTCCCCGAACATAGCATAACTTGCACAGATTGCTGTATAATCTAATCCCAACCACTCAGAAAGAAGAATGCATCATGAGCCGACCAATCGAAGCAACATCTCCCCTTGACCTCGACACCGTCAAGATCATCGTCTGGGCCAGTGAGCATGGAACCGGGCAGCCGAACATCAGCCGCTTGTACGACAAGGAAGCTGAGGACGGCTTAGACCTCAGTCGCGGCACCTTCTTTAACGCCATCAAGGGCCGGAAGGTCACGCAGCACGTGATTGATAAGATCGATGAGCTGATCGCGATTCGTGGCTGGAGGGCCAAGTGGCTTGAGCATTGCCGTGAGGAGCATAAGCGTCGGGTGATCCGCGCTTTTGAAAGTCCACCGGCTTTTTGCTCGGTGTGCGGTCATGGCTGCCCCAACTGCGGCACGGCTAAGTCAGACCAACGTCGTAAGGCCGTCTTCAGTTACCTCAAGATGGATCCGGTAGATCTTGGCTGCAAGGTACGCGACCGCGAGGAATAAAAAAGGGGGCTGTGAGGCCCCCTTAAAGTTTGGCTACCGGCAACTGCTATTCCCGGTGGTTCATTGTAGCTTGGCTTCAGCCTCCAGGCGTTCGTTTCTGGCTCGCAGCAGCTTATTTTCATGCTCAAGTTCGGCCACCATCATGTCTAGTTCCCTGGCGTCGGTGTCGACCTTTTGGTTTCGCAGGTTTTGCAGCTCGGCGATCAGGTCGTCCAGATCCTTTTTCTTGACCACAACGTAGTCGTCGGTTGCCGACAGGTCCGTGTTTGGTGCCGGGTCAGGGATTTCCTCACCGCCAAAGATTCGTTTGATCCAGTCTTTCATAGTGGGGCCTCTGGTAGTTGTTGACGCTGCTTGCGCTCGTATTCTTGCTTCTGTTTAGGTGTCCATGGGACAGGACCCGTTGGGGGTGGGAAGGGCCAAGTGTTCATGCTTGCCCCCTTGCTCGACGGGCCTCGACGATCTTGGCTTCAATTTGCGGTATCTCTTTCCCTTCAATTTCTGTCACCTCTTCGCCGCACTTGAAGCATCTGTAACAAATTCGCCCATCAAACCAAAAACGGTTGTAGCGTGCCCAATCGTGGTTGCAACGATCTGTCATGCTTGCCCCCTTGCTCGGATGGCGGCGGCAATAACGCCAAGCCATCGCGTGTCGGAATCTTCAACCACCTTCGCACACGCCTCGCGCTCTGCTGCGGCGACAAGGGCGGCGAAGCGTTCAAGGTCAAAGTTGTCGAACTTGTACACTCCCCCGTCTCTTGGGTTGTAGTCAGCCTCTTGTGCCATGCGCAGGATGTCTTCTCGGGTCATTCCTCGTCCTCCTCAGGTGGTTCATCAAGCACTTCGGCCTCGCAGCATGGACTGACCTCCACGAGCTGGATGTCAACCCCTTTGGCTCCCCAATACTCGTAGTGACCGATCCCTTCGTCGATGAAGGTGGCCGTGCAAGCATCTCCGCAGTGGGCGCAGTAGCCAGACTTGCCTCCCTCATCGGGATACGGGTCCGGGTCATAGTCTTCGTCAAAGCGGCGGCCCCTCACGACAGCTCTTCCTCAAAATGGCGCTCGAGTCCATGAGCCCGCACAAAGCCCATGTAGTCGTAGTCCGTGATGCCAACTCCTCTGCTGCTGATGGCTGCAGTCGTGAACAGCATGCAGATCCAGCCGGCTTCCTGACCGGTCATATCTTCTTTCGGCACAAACTTGTAGTACTTCTCGCCCTCGTAGACCTTGATGTCGCCGACTGGCATCTTGGTCCTTGTAAATGTGTACGACGGGCTTGCTGCCTGAGCCAAGTCTTCTGCCGTTGTTCCGTTAAGTCCTGAATTGATTGCTGCCATGTCTGCTTCCTTCATTAGTTTCCAAGCGCTCCAAATGAGCAATAAAAACCCGGCTGCTGCCAGCCAGTGCGTATGGAGGATCCAGCCGTCAACTAAGACAGCGATCCATCCAAGTCCGTTCAAGACGCCGTACTGAAACGCATTCATCGCTTAAGGAAGATGCATTCGTTCTGATGCGTGACGCCTTTGGAGTCCACATACGTCTCGCCGCAGCCGGCAGCCCACTCCATGACCATCACGACAAAGAAGCCCATCAAGATCAGGCCAATAGTCCCTTGCAGGACCCAGAGGGCAAAGGCTTTAAGGTACTTCATGCGTACTCCTTGTGGAAGATGATCTGCAGCATGTGCTTCAGTTCGCTGACGCCGCCATTGCAGTAGTGCAGGTTGGGATGCTTGCGATACTTAGCTTGAACCGAGTGATTGATGAACTTGGTCATCAGGATCGTATGGTCCTTGTTCAGCGTCTGGTGGCTTAGGCCTTGTTCGCCAGTCACGAACGTGAAGTCTATCTCAGGTCGCGACTGCTTGATGCACTCCATTTGGTGGCCGTTGAGGCCGATAACCAGGACGGTGGGCTTGCGGGGCTGAATCGGCGCCTTCTTGAGGGGCGGATACAGACTGTCGAAGACCCTGTCTAGCTGCTCCATTGGGTCGCCGCCGAAAAAGTCCTCAAGCTTGTGCTCGCGAGGCTCATCGGGCCTTGCTGCTAACGGGCGGGCCTCAAGGCGCCGGATGATTCGGTCAGCGAGGGCATCGACGAACAGCTCAAAGACCTCGCCCAGCGTATCTAGCTTGCGGGCCGGCGGCTCTGCCGGCGGCTCAGGCTTCTTTAGCGCTTCTACTGGCTTCTTGGCCTCGGCTTGGCGAAGCTGGTCAGCTGCTGCACGCGCCTCGTTGATCAACTTCTTGTAGTTGAAGACGCGCTGGTGATTGACTTTGACGCGGCGCTCGTACGGTATGACCTCTTCTTGAGCATGCTGCAGCAGGCCTATGTTGCTAAGACTTGGCGTCACGTAGCACAAGTCAATCATGCACTCGCGCATCGCGCGCTTTTCATCTCTTGTCCAAACGATTCTCATACTGTCTCCAATCTTTTGAAATAGCCATAAGGCAGGCCGAGGCAATAGCAAAGAAATTCTTCATCTCCGTCGGTCCGTTCGGCTTCATGAAACCAGCGGAGAACGGTCTCGCGATCTTTTGCGCCCGCTGCGATGAATGATTTCACTCGCTCTTCAAACCTTACGATCGCGGCAGCCTCATCTTGTTTGCGCTGCTGCTCGTCTTCCTCGATGATCTTGCCAAGGCGGTCAAATTCAATCTCGAAGTCCTTCAGGGACCAGCTGCTGGTGTCAACACCACGGGGTCGAACGCCGTGAGCGTCTTTGTACATGTCCCAATAGGTGCATTGCGCCTGCTCTAAGGGAGTCATGTCTTCCCAGTTTTTCAGTTCTTCCATGATCACAGCTCCTCTTGTGCGACGACGATCTTGTAGCCAAGAGCCTTGATCGAGTTGATGGTAGTTGGCTTCAGAGTCTTGGTGCCAGCGATGTCGGCGAAGATCTTTGCAGTCTCGCAGACTGGATAAACGGTCTTTTGGCCGTAGACAGACGTGATGCGGACGGTGATTTCCATGTCGTACTCCTTAGCCCAACATGATCAAGAGATCTGCGATCTCGCTGACGCGCATGTTGTCGTACTCGCTCAAGTCGGCAGTCTCTGCAGACTTAATGACGCTGGCCTTGACGCGAACACCAAGCTTCTTCAGCTCTTTGAGTTCGGCGACGACTTGTTGATTGATAGTCATGATGAAACCTTTCTTCTTTCTTAGCAAGGCGGGGTGCCGTGCATGAGCTGCATTCTAGTGCAAAACTACGCACTGCGCGCATTCGTCGCAAAATATTTGCAGGGACAAATACTAGCAATGGTCCGTCCTCCTAGATGATCCCAGAGATGCTTTCTGTTCATGGCCCATTGATTGCTATTCGCAAGCCATTCCATCATGACTGGGGCTCACCTGATGAGCCTGGGTGCCATCCGGTGCCCTTGGGCAGCATAACATGAGGTAAAAAACATATAGATTTGCGCGCACTGCTGCAGTACGTAGTAAAATGCGGGCTTGAAAGGAGCCCACCATGCGTGTAGCTGTAGCAAAAAAGATCGCCCAAGAGAACGGTATGTCCCTGGAGTACAACAACGACATGCGTCTGTACATCCTCAGTGACAAGGAGCAAGGCTGGCCTGACCAGTTCTTCCCTGGCAGCGCACTGCGCACTATGGACAATGACATTTTCATGTCCTTTTTCCTGCGGATCAAGGAATAATGCCAAACGTTGGTGGAAAACGGATTAGCCCCGTGGGGTCTTTAAGTTGTTCAATTGCGGCCCCCACCCTGCTTCATGGGAGCCACCAACACCTAACTCAGCCACTCCTTCCATTCGTCACCCAGCACCTGGGATGACAGCATCTTCTTGTCGCGAAGGGCCTTGACGATCTTCTCGTCGACGGTCTTGCGGCTGATCAAGTCCACGTAGGTTACCGCGTGCTTTTGGCCGATACGGTGAGCACGGTCCTCTGACTGCAGCCTGTGTTCTAGGTTGTAGCTGTTGGAGTAGTAGACCACGTTGGTGCCTTCTGTCAGCGTATTGCCAAAGCCGCCGGTCTGGGCGTTGCTGACAAAGTAGATGCATTCGGGGTCCTGCTGAAATCTGCGAACGGCTTCAGCCCTATCTTCGCTAGACGTGCTGCCGTAGTAAGACACGACGGCCTTCTTGCCGTACTCTTCCTGCAGCTTTGCCTCAATGGCTTGAATGTCTGGACGGTAGTTGGCCCAGATGATGACCTTGCCGCTGGCCTCTTCAAGCACCTCCATGAGTGCCTTCATCCGATTATTCTCGACGGGAACAATCGTTCCATCGTCCGTTGTGAGGTGCCCGCAGACCAACTGGTGCAATCGAAGCAGCTTCGTAAGAACGATCGGTGCTGAAACCAACTGGCCTTCCAGTTCAGCCATAGCCTTCTCGCGAAGAGTCTTGTAGTGCTTCTTCTGCTCGTCTGTAAGCTCAACCTCGTAGTATTGGTAGATCTTTTCCGGAAGGTCGAGACACTCAAGCTTGGTGCGGCGCGAAGACCAGCGCTGAATCGACCGGGTAAGCTCATCGAGGTTCTTGAAACCTTTGACCTTAGTGAAGGCGCGATTGCCCGCCGTGATCTTGACCATCTCTGCATACTTTGCCCTAAACGTGTAGTAGCTGGTGAAGCCCAGCAGGTGAGGGTTGAGGAACCAGGCCTGGCTGAACAGGTCTAGGGGATTGTTGGTCACTGGAGACCCTGTCAGGATCCGACGATAGTTGGCCTTGCGGCCGATCTTGACTGCAGCCTTCGTGCGCTTCGCGTCCCTGTTCTTGATCGTGGTCGATTCGTCAATGACCATCAGGGTCCGGTGGCAGTTGACAAAAGATTCGGCAATCTTGTAGCTGCGGTCAAAAGCCAAGGCCTCGATGTTCATGACGAAGATCTTAAGGGGTTCCATCGGCGTTAGCAGCAGGTCGTAGCTCTTTTTGAGCTCGGTGTTTGCTGCGCTGTCCCAGTACGTGCCGACCCACTGGATGTAGTCAGGCATGTGCTCTGGCAGCTCCTTGGTCACCCAGTTGCGGTATGAACCCTTGTTGCCCAGGATGAACACGGCGTCGATCTTGCCCGTCGCGTACAACCATGCTGCAGTGTCGACCGTGGTCTTTGACTTGCCAAGGCCCATCTCCCAGAACAAGGCGAACTCGTCCATGTCCCGGCTGAGCTTGAAGTCGATGTCTTGATGACCAAATGGCTTGGTCTTGTACTTGTATTCGATCACTTGTTGAGCTCCTCGAAGCTGTAGAACCACTCATCCTTGGCAGACCACTTGGCGTGGTTCTCGACGCTGTAGACCTGGGTCGGGATCTTGAAGTCAGGGGTCTTCAGGGTTGCAGGGACCAATGACACGTCGTACCACAGGCAGCGGTTGTTGGGCTGGCAAGCGAACTGGCCGTTGTCGAGCTGGATGAAGTTGTAGCTCTTATGCTCTTGAACCCCTTCGCTGAAGCTGGTGTCGATGCGGTTGGTGTCAGGTGCTGCAAAGTCAATGGTGAACAGGTAGTTGCCGAAATGGAACTGCTTGTCCTTGCCAAAGAACTTGACCTTGAGTCCCCGCAGGTTTGACTTCTCGATGACTGCCATGTCATACGACAAGCAATCCCAGATCTGCAGGAAGTCAAGCGGTAGCGGCTCTTCGACCGGCTTCCACACGTATGCGCTGATAGGGAGCTTGTCATACAAGGCTCCGTAGTTCGTCAGCATGGATTCAATCCTGAATGCCTGGCCCTTGATGGCCTTGGCCGTCATCCACACGCATGGCTCAAGCTCACCATGTCCGGATTCGTGGTTGTAAAGAAACTCTTTGCGAACAAAGCACTTTATGGGAGGGATGTTTGCGACTAGGAAGCTCATAAGTCAAAGTACCTTTGTGTGCGCGGCGTGATGATGTGCAAGTTCTTCTTGGTCCGCGTTGCTGCCACGTAAAACACGCGAACCTCATCGTCTTGATTCTCTTGGTAGCTGTTGTAGGTCTTGGGACTGATGTCAGTGACCAGCAATACGTTGTCAGCCTCACCACCTTTAGATCCGTGGATCGTGCTGATGGTAATCCGTGGATCTCCTGACAACGATTCGCCTTGTCTTAAGGCTGCAAGGAAGTATTCCTTTTCCTCGTCGCTGATGCGGTCAAGAGCCGTGTGCCAGATGGCCTTGGTCTGCAGCCCGTACTTCTGCTGCAGCAGGTCCATGTTGACCATGTCTTCTGTCAACGTCTTCAAGGACAGATGACCGTGATCGACCATCCGCTTTGACATGTGAGCATAGACCAGCTTCAGTTGATCTGCTTGGATGAAGTCGCCCTTGCGAAGCTTCTCCCAGCTCCTGATGGCCAGCAGTGCCTCAGACTTACGAGGGCTCATTCCTTGACACTCGTATGCGTAGCCCTCACGATGGCATAACTCAACCATTTCCCTGAGCATATAGACATTCCTAGCAAGCAGGAGCCATGTTCCTTGGCCCATGTCTACGTGTTCGATGTCGTTGTGGTAGGTGATAGATCCTTCATGGGCTGCTGGCTTGAATTGCTTTTCTCGTCGTCGAGATACAGCTTTGATAATGTCAAAGGACAAATCGTGAACAACGGAGGGGATCCGGTAAGACTGATCGAGTACACGCACGTCCCCGTCGAGGCCAATGAAGTGATCAACGTCTGCTCCAGCCCATCTAAAGATTGCCTGATCGTCGTCTCCAGCAATATAGGTCTCATCTGCCTTCTCCATCATTCGTTCAACAACGGACCATTGCAGCTTTGATAGGTCTTGTGCCTCATCAACCAGCAGAGCCTTTAATTTAGGTACGAAGCCTTCTGACCGCATCAACTCAAGCATGTCAGTGTAGTCGATCAGGCCAGAGTTGTCCTTGTATTCCTTGAGAGCCTTTGCAAACTGCTCCAGCTCAAACCAGCCAAGATCGTCGTCATTTAACTCTTCCCACTGCTGCTTGAGTGGCACACACCGGATCCTTGCCATGCCTTCGACAAAACGCAGCTTGTCACCCTGTGCCATACCAACCAACGTGCCGTCTTCGCCAGTTTGGCGCCCTGTGATCTCAACCCCCAGCTCATCGCAAAGTTCTTGGTAGTGGTTGTGCTGCATGACCTGCTGCCTACTCAGTCCCAGCTGCCTGAACGCAAGGCTGTGGATCGTCCTGAAGAATGGAAGCCTATCTGCATCAAAACCAAACCGGGAACGAGCCTTATCCCTAGCCTCATTTGTAGCTTTCTTGGTGAAGCTAATGAAGCCAATGTCTTCAGGCCGAACGCCCTTCTCCAGCAGCGACTCGATGATGTTCATCAACGTAGTCGTCTTGCCGGTTCCGGGCGGTCCCAGGATGATCTTGGGTTTAGATGAGGCTTCCACTGTTAAAGTCCGGAGTCTGATGGCCTTTGTCTTGGAATGAGAATGCAGGAACAGACCAGACCGTTGCCCGCTTGCCATTCAGCTTGTAGGTGTGAGTCTCGCCGCCGTAGTCACGAATGGCTGAGCTGATCTGATTCAGCTTGAACTCCTTGAACTTCTGCTTGTCGAGGAAATTGATGAAGTCTGCCAGCCTAAACAAGTGGCGGTTTTCGTCACGGTCGTGGAACGGTTTACCCAGCAAGATCTCATCAAGGTGCTTGGCCTGCGCCTTGCCGGTGCAGAAACGTTCCAGCAGGTCGATAAACTGGCCCTTGGGGCTTGCGTCCTCAGGAGCCTCAATGACGACCACGTCTGCAAGAAGAGCCTGGATCATCTGATTCCACTGCGTCAGGTTCATCTTGGGAGGCATGTAGTTCATGGCCTCCATGCAGCGCTTCTGGAAACCTGACTGGTTCTGCAAGTCCTCAGTAGACAGTGACAAGCGCATGCCGTTGTCCATGTCAAGGAACCAGATCGGCGGTTCGGTGTTGTATTTGCTCAGTGATGAAAGCCTTGGAGCCCCTTGCTGCTGGCCCACGCCATACTTGCGCATGCGGCACATGCCGGCATTGCAGTTAGGCCGTAACGGAGGCCTGCTGCACGTGTATTGATAGTCGCTGTTCTGCATGGACTGGATGACGCCCATGGCTTCAGATTCAGGAAGCGGCGGGTCCATGACATCGATGTTCATCTGCATGACCAGCGGCTGCCAATCATCGGGTTTCATCTTGCGTGCCAGCACACACAGATTAAACAGGCCGTTGTTGCGGGTGCCTTCTGGGAAGCCTGTCTGAGCCAGTTTCTCGATACATGGAGGTGCATCCTTGAATGCCCGCTTCTTGCTCTTGGCTTCTGCAAACTTAAGGCGCACGAAGTTGGCTCTGGTAAGCTTGAGCCCTTCGGCAAAGGTAAGAAAATCTTCGATCTGCATCGGGCTGCCGTTTTCAGCAACCCCATAGCGACTGGTCTGGTCGCCTTCGAAGTAAGGCATGTTGATCCAGTTGCCGACGTCACCGCGTTCAGACAACACTTGATCTTGCTTAGGGAAAATCTCGCAACTCGGGTGGCCGATCACGCTGGCCAATTCACCAAGCTTTCGTTTGACATCAGCAGCCGGTATCGGCTCGCTGAAAAACATGTAGATGTGGGCGCCGCCAGACTTGCTGCGGCAGACTGCAACCGGTGCCTTGGCCTTGGCGCAAGCGTCAACGGCATCTTTCAGGTCAAAATTCTTGTATTCATCAATGTCAATCGCACCAAAGAGGCATGTGTTGTCCTCTCTGATTGGCACAATACCGATTCCCTTTGTTCCAGCTAGGTGTCCGTCCCAGAGCTGCTCTGTTACTGCTGCTCGTTTTGTGACTGCTGTCCCCTGAACCTTCAGGCCAGTATTCTTGCCATCGATGTCATAGGTCCCGTAAGCACCTGTGTGCCCGGAAAATAGCGCCATGAATCTTTGTGCAAGCATAATTCTTTCTCGTTGTTGTTGATAGGAGGAGCGGCCGAAGCCGCCCCCAACTTAACCGCCGCGCGTTGCAGCTTTCAACGGAGTATTCGTCACGTTGTCAGTCTGCTGGGCGACCTTGACCCTATTCACGGCAGAGCGCTTGAAGTAGGTAGATCCCTTGGACTTACCTTTTGTCGCACCTTGCGCGTGTTTGCGTCCAGGGCCCTTTTTAGTGGAGCTTGGATTCCGTTCGTCGGACTTACCAAGGTCCATGCCAAGGCTCGGAAAGATGTCTTTAATATGGGACATCGTCTTCTCCTGCCGCCGTCGGAGCATCTGCAGGCGGCTCAGCGACCTTAACGAGGCCGGCAGTTACGTCTTGGCCAAACTTCTTAGCTGCCTCGTAGATGCCACGGTCTTGCACCATCTTAGGATCGTTGATCAGCCAGCCATACCAGCTGTTGGCGTCTTTCGTCTCCATGCCGGTTCCCACATGGTAGCTATGGCTAAAGGGAGGCGGAGTGAACGACTTGTCGCCGACCTTGACTTGAAGGCTCATCATCTGGCCCAACCAGCGGCGCGACTTCTTCAGCTGCGTCGAAGACATTGCAATCAGGGCGCGCTCAAAACCGCCTTCGGCCAACACCAACACGTAGTGGTAGGCAGTCGTGACGATCAAGTTGCCGTTGGGCAGCACGTCTTGATTGCGTTCGTTTTTCTTGGTCTTTTCAAGGATGCGCTCATCCGTGTGTTCCTTGACCAAACCGCCGCCGGCCTCACGAGGAGTCCACTCAACGTAGCTCTTCTTAAAGGCGCAAGGGATGATGCGAGCCTCTTTCATCAACTGACCCGTGACGGTGTTGATGATCAGGCCCTCTTCAGCACCAGCAACCTTGGTGACTCCACGAAGTTCAGGCGACAAGGCCTGCAACACCTTGAGGTACGGAATAGCGACATCGTTTGCGGACACGTTCTCGAAACCGAGACCTGCGTCTGCCATCATGTCGTCTGCGAATGCCACAACGGCGGTTGACTGTGCGACAGCCACTTCAGTTTTCTTAACCATCACTTACTCCTTTTGACTTTGGCGATTTGGCCGATGTACACGTTGAAAAGTTCAAGGGGAAATTCGGCTCCGCTTTCCACTTGCTCTTTGACGAATGCTGTCAAAGTCTGAGGATGAACACCCATCTTGCCAGAATATTCCAGTCCCTGCTCTTCCAGCCGGGCTTTGAATTCTTCTGCCTTGTCGTGTTCACCGCGATTGAATGTCAGGACGACTTCGTCTTTAATCAGCGCTTCGTGACCATGGTCTTGCAACCAGGTAAAGCACTCGTCACGTTTCTCGTCACTGATCTTGGCGCTGTAGTACGGTTTGACGGTCACTTCGCTGCCGTCTGTAAGCGTAAACTTTGCAACACCAATTTCTGCCATGGCTTCAGGCAACTGCTTTTCAGCAATCTCCCGGGCCTGTTCCTTCAGAGACTTCAGTCGTTTTTCAACTTCTGTGATCTCTTCATCAAGATCTGTGTAGCGCTCTGCAAGCGTACTGATCTTGCCGAGGCCTTGGTCAGATGGCATCTGACTGTCGGCCAACATTTCCTGTTCAAGCATTTCTTGCTCCTGTAAGGTCTGCCTCAAGGGCGTAGTAACGATGCTCTTGGCGATCCCACTTGAGCATCCTGATCTTGCCGCTATTGAAGCCAGCAGCAATTGCGACGGACATGCCGATGGCAATGGGGTCACCAATAGCCAACAGGTAATCGCTGTCCGAAAAATTCCGCAGCTTGTCACGCAAGATACGGATTGTTGGCGCTGTTGCCATCATCACTTGGCCTGGTGGCAGCAGCGTTTGCAGGTCGCCGTAATCGGCTGCAGGCAGCAGATTGAACTTCGGCGATTCTTGTACGACATAAACGGTCATTGTTTTCCTCCAACTTGTGCATGACGCACAACGTATTCAGTGCAAAAAGGCGGAACGTTAAAAAGCAAGTTGTTCATGTTCTCCCAATCAAAAGGCTTGCTGCAAGTCCAGATCTCATAAAGATCCATGTCTCGTTGAACCTGGAGGACTTTTAGGACATTTTCGTTGCGAGCTAGTACGAACACACGTCCGCCGCTTTCTTGGCGCCTACGGTGCCACAGGTATTGTTCTGGCCGCAACTCGCATTTGCCCTTGGCATCTAGCACTTTCAGCTCAAGCCAGAACTCGGTGCCCTCATGACACATGTTCACGTCAGGAGTTCCCCTTGTCAAGGCGTTCTCTACACGCTCCACGTGGCCATGCAGCTTGCCTTTGACCAGAGCCCAGAACTGGCTCTCCTTCATAGCTTCACCTCCACCGCTTCTCCCCAATTGGGCCCAAGCTCGCAATCGACTTTTAATGGCACTACCAAGTCCACGCATGTCAACATCTCCTGTCGAATCATGCGCGCATGATCCAAGTCACGAACACTGAAGTCCAATTCATCATGAATAGTCAGATGAGGAACTTCGCCTTTTTTGAACAGATTGATCATCGCAAGCTTGATCATGTCTGCCGATGACCCCTGGATCACCGCATTCATCGCCTTGTGGACGAAGTAACGCTTTAATGGGAGCCCATACTTTTCTTCAGCCAGATCTTTCTTCAACGGAATCAGGCCAGGGCTGTACTTGGGTGGCCCAAACAACTGGAACCTGCGGCGGCGACCCAAGAACGTCTTGACATAGCCCCTGTTGGTTGCGATCCGTGTGCATTCCTCACCGAGTGCCTTGATGAATGGCACGTTGGCGTGATACTGCTCGTAGACACGCTTGGCTTCTGCTGGTGGCAAGCCCAGTTGAGTCGCTGCCTTAGCAGCCCCCATACCGTAGGCCAAACCCAGATTCAAGACCTTCGCATTTTTTCGACTGATTCCAGCCATGTCTGCAACCAGCTGATGGTAGTCAGTATCAGGGTCGTCCAGATACCGATTGCGCGCAGTCTCAGCTCCAGGGAAGCCCCGTAGATAGCTGTAGTGAACCGTGACGCGAGGCTCCTGTTGGGAGTAGTCGAAGACACCCCATTGGCAACCTTCTTCGGGTACAAAGATGCTTCTGATAAGAGGCGCCAGCACCGGATCTCGAGCTGGTACCTGTTGCATGTTCGGGTTAGCCGACGCAAAACGCCCCGACTTTGTGCCTCCTCGGTCGTCTCTGACCTGCCTGAACGTCGGATAAATCTTGCCATCTTTTTCCATCTGAATGATCTTGCTGTCGATAAATACTCCACCGGCCCGGTCGAGCTTCCGGACCTTAGAAATCAAGGAGAAAAACTCATGCTCACTAGCTTCAAGAAACTCACTGGGAAAACTAGCATTCCCCTTTTCAGTCTTTGGGTAATCCAGCTTCAGTGCATCACTGGCTGCCTGTATATCATCACCAGACCAGATGTCTACATCCCGCTCAGCAACCTTCTTCAGGCGCTCCATCAGCTGGCTTTGCTCATCAAGTAGTTGAGTCTTGACCTTGTGGGCGCGATCAAGGTCCACAGGAACCCCCTTTTGGCGCATGGCGACCAGCACGTCAACCAGCTGCGTCTCGATGTCGAAGACTTCCCACAACTTCTCGTCGTGCAGCAACACCTCTTGTTGGGCAAAGATGCGGATTGGTAGGTCTGCGTCCTTGCGTCCGTAGGGCGCCACTTCACCTGCGTGAAACTGCCAGAGGCTTTCTTTGACCTTGCTTGGATGGATACCGCGGCGAACTGCTGCAGCAATCAGCTCGGTCTCGTCCTTATGCTCGCCAAGATAAGCTTCTGCCAAGGCATCAAGCCTGTAGGTGATGCGGTCTTCATCCAGCAAAGGTTCGGCGATTTGTACGTCGTACTTAGGGCCTCCGACCTTCACGCCCTCTGTCAGCAGCCACTCGAGGTCGTACGGCAGGTTGGCACCGATCTTTGGAATGTCTGTCTTCAGCATGTCGCGAAGCCAAGCAAACGCGTTGTCAGGATTCAGATTCCCGCCAGCTGCATGACGCACCGGATAGTATTCGGCAAAGCCATCATCTGTCGCAACGGAAAAGCCAACGATGTAGCCATCCTTGCGTACGCCACCCGGTCCCTTAGTCATTAAGTTCGGGTCGCGAGTCTCGCAATCGATAGCTATACGTTTCGCGAGCAGCAGGTTTGGAAAGTGCTTCGGCGGTTGATACGATGATGCGTCCATGTTTTGTCCATAGTTGTTTTGCGGCGTCATGAGGGTACGGCTCAACGTACACGATGCGCCTGCAGCTTGTGTTCAGCAAAAGCTTTGTGCAAGTCATGCAGGGCATAGCAGTCACGTAGGCCGTTTCTATTTGCTCAACGTCCTTACACTGGAGGAGCGCGTTTTGTTCCGCATGAATAGCTTCACATACATCCAGGCCAGTCCCCGAAGGCAAAGCAGCACCGGGACAGCGAACGTCAGTGCAGTGAGTATGACCACGAGGCACCCCGTTATAACCAGTACCGAGAATATGCCCACGATGAGATACGAGAACGCAGCCCACACTCCTCCGAGCGCAAGTACTTCGCCGAGCAACGAGTAGAGCCAATTCCGAAAAGTATTCATCTTTGCTTAGCCTTTCCATGATGAAGCTTCTTTCAAAAATCCGTTGTGCACATGACCATGAGCCAACGTCCAAAGATGATTGACAAGGTGGTCGTAGTCGTTGAAGTAGTCAAGATTGATGGGGGCATAGTCGCCAAGAATCTCGCCTGTCAAACACGCATCGACCTTGTGCCAGTTGTCCTCATAGAGGTGCTGGCTTGCAGCATAAAAATGCAAGGCTCCAAGTTTGACGTTCAGGCCCTTCTGACGCAGCAACAAGGCAACACCCGCCGACAGCATGCTGAAGTTGAACCAGTCATACGGCACACCAAGCCAAGCATCAGACGAACGCATGTTCATGAAGCAATGGATCAGGTCATTGCGAATGACAAACTGGCAACTGATGGTGCAAGGGATGTCTTTAGAAGCTCGAGGGTTTGGACGCCAGATGGTGATGACCGCCTGACGTGAATCTTGATCTGCAAGTAAGGACTGCACCACGTGGCCCAGCTGGTCGCGAATGCGTGGACCATAGGCTCCAAAGAAAAGAATGCCGTCGTCAGAGAAGTTGCTGATCGCCTTACTAAAAGGGGCGATGGTGCTGACGCGGTTATCACCTGACATGATCCAAGCTGCTTCAGCTGCCATGAACTTGTAGCCAAGATTGCGCTCCTTGATAGTGATGACAGGCTGGTTCATGTCGATCATCGACTTAAAACCAAGCAGCTCTTTTGTCTTCTTGCCTCTTGGGCTCGTCAACTGACCATGCTGGCTAATGACGTCAAGCAGGCCTTGCCAGTTCATGTTGGTAGTGTTAACCATTGAGAATCTCCTGAAGTTCTTGCTTGAACTCATTGCGCTTGTTGAAGCGCTTTGCAAATGATGGGTGCATGACTTTGTAAATACGACGCGTAAACTGAGTCATGGTGTTGTAAGCGTCATTGCCAAGGCAAACAACCTTCATGTAAGGCTTAGCACGCAAACAGTCGTTGACGTACAACGGACCATTGCCATCGTGCGCGTTGATGTAGACAGCCTTAGTCTCATCAAACAACAGCTCATGCAGCACATCAGCAAAGAATTCGCTGCAATGGCCAAAGTCATAGAAAGGCCAGCTGATTGCACGCATCTTGCTATTGGCCTTGTCACCTACGAAGATGATGTTGGCTTCATGCAGGTGGCCTGCAAAGTTTTGCGTGTGCAGATGCAGGGCCGGCTCGTACTGCTTCTGCCAACGTGATTCAAGGACAGAGTACACCATGCCGATGTAGACATCCAGATCACGACCCTCTACGTCAAAGCGATACGGCAGCACATCATCTCGACGGCGCATTCCAAAGACAGACAGCTGCTGAACGTAGTCACGATCGTGGCCAGCGTAACCGCCTTCAAACAACACGTCAAAGCGCTTGCGCACTTCATCGACGTTGTCATACATCTCTTCGCGCTCGCTCTTGAGCTGCTCAAACTTCTCAGCATGATTGGCTGGTGATTGAGCCAAGATGTAGACGCCACCGACCTTGCGGATCATGCGATCCATCATGCGACCCATGTGAGGCCAGGGGCTGCCACCACGATACACGTCAGCGTAGATGGCTTCACTCATCCACAAACGATCGATGACCACAAGCTGCGTGCGTGCAAGCTTCAACGCGCGATGCAAGGCGGCTGTATGGTACAGCGGCATCTTGCTGGGCCAGCGGTATGTGTTGTGAATGTAGACACCACCAAGGCGGTCGCAAATAGCTTGAGCAAGCGTCGTCTTGCCTGTGCCATCGCAGCCATCAATGACTATGAGTCCTTTCATTCTTTCTCCTTTCTGATCAGGTCCGTAAGCGTTGGAGCCACGAATCCTGGAGGCTTCACTATATCATAGGTCGAACCTCGTTTGCTATCTTCTTGCCTCAAGGCGCGCACTTTTTTCATGTTGGCTTCGTGGACCCGCTTGAAGCCTTCGTTGAATGGAAGGCCGCCTAAATAGGCAGCACCAAGAGCAACATAGATCAGATCAATCAGGCCGTCGAAATACTCCTCAAGGTTTCCCTCGGCAAGCGCCTTCTTAATCTCATCGAGCTCTTCTTGCATGTGGACGTTCTTGAGCTCGGCGATCTCCTTGATCGGAAAGTCAGGCTGGTTGGTAGGCTCCAGGCCAAACTTCTCGTGGAAGGCCGCCACCATGTTGAACAAGTCCATGCTCACTCTCCAAGGTAGTCAAAGAGTGGCTGCCAGGCGTCGCTGCTTGAGAGCGGGTGGGGGATGTCGACAAACTTTGCGGGCGCAAACATCTCTTGACTAGTCGGCAATTTGACTCGCCAGAGCACGTTGCGTGAGCGGCTCGGGTAAAGCGGGGCAAAGATAGTTGCCAAGTAGTTGCTGTCGTAGTAATCACGCAGGCGATTGAACACTCCATCGATGTCTTCCTTTTCGACCATCTGCTTGTAGTCTTTGATTGAGGCAAAAGTGCCGTAGTGGGCGTCAACTTCCAAGCCGACCTTGTGCAGCATCAGCTGCATGGCGCCGTAGCTCATCTCGTTGACGTGGTTGTCTGCTGCGCCAACCTTTTCGTCATAGACAGGAGTACTGATGAAAGCCACACCATCGTCTGCAAGGCGCGCCTTGATGCCTTCAAGCATCTTGTAGGCATGCAATGGCTCGACATGCTCAAGCACCTCAAAACAGGTGATGACATTGAACTTCTCAACGGGCAGCGTGCAATCTGGAAAAGCCACGTTGCCAATCAGGGTCGGCTTGAACTTGGTATTCTCGAAGGCCTTCGGCATTTCGAGCTTGTTGTAGTCAATGCCGATGTAGTTCAGGCCATCGGAAGCCATGCGGCTGGTCATCAGCATCTTGGCCAGCGGCACATCTTTGCCGCAGCCGATGTCGAGCAGGTTGCAGTCCTTGCGGTTCTTGGGGTTGCCCATCCACTTAGCCACGTGCGTCCAGCGAAGGCAGTGGGCGATGTAGTCGCGGTGAATGAAGCCGCGTTCTTCAGCCTGATCAATGCTCAGGTGCGTGTTGTCAATGGTCTTTCCTCTGGCGTTTGCCATCATGTTCTCCTAGAGTGGGAAGGTAGGGGCCGAAGCCCCTAGGTTTTAGGCTGCTTCGGCGAACTCGACGGCGAGGTCAAGTGCTTGGCGCTTACGGGTGGCGGCTGAACCAAACCATGCGCTTGTCAGACGCTTGTCCTGATCAGTTCCGGCGACGTGGTCGTAGTAGTACGTCACGGCGTTGAATGCTCCCCACCAGGTTCCGGCTGAAGTCTTCAGATCAGCTCCTGGTTGGGTGTGCACGATGTCGAGCAGGCGGTTGACCGTGCGGCCAAGATCTGCGCGGTTGACTTCGCCGGCTTCTGAATCGACCAGAGCGGCTTGGTACTGGGTGGGATTGACCAAGTTGCTGAAGAACTCCATGACCTTTTGGTCCGTGGCCTTCTTCTTGGACAGGAACTCGGCCTGCTGCTTGAAGACGTCTAGCGACTTCATGGCAAGGCCGACTTTTTCTGCTGCCGTTTGCTTGATCTCGTCGTCAAACGCGCGATCGTGCGACATGCGGAAAGTGTTTTCCTTGTTCGTATTGTTCCGAAGAGCGGCCGTCAGCGTGTTGTTGCAAACCACGCGGATCGGGGTGAACAGGATCTGCAGGCTGCGGCCCCAGATGTGGGGGTTGTCAAGGAGGATGTAGCCCTCGACTTCGTCTTTGCCGCCCAGCATGAAGCCGCCGTTGATCTTGGCAAGGCCCCAAACGCGCTTGCCTTCGCAAAGGGAACCGGCGGTTTCCATCTTCATGTCGCCGGCCTTGCAGAACTTTTCGAAGAACTCGAAGACGTCGCTGTTTTGCGTAGGCGTGTATTCGCTGCCGCAGACGCCCAGGATCTTGCTGTCCGTGTCGCGAACCAGGGCGTAGTGGCTGGTCAGGACGTGGTCAAGGTCGTCAACGACCAGAGCCTTCTTTTGAACTTTCCAGTTGAGGCCAGCTGCATCAAGCATCTGGGCGGGGGTCAGGTTGTCAGCGACGGGGGTGCCAAGGCCATGCCAAGGGGTCTCATTGGCGTAAGCCATCGTTTCAACTTCGTGAGCCATGATTTTCTCTCTTTCTTCTTTCTGTTTATGCCAGCAGGATTGCTGTGCATGGTTGCATTCTAGCGCAGAAAACCACGCAGCGCGCAGTTTTTTGCAAATAGTTGCTAGGACTTTTACCAGCCCAAAGAGCCAAAAATCCTATAGAGTGTTTTTAGAGCCAAAACAGAGTGTACTGGTACAAAAAAGAACTCTAGAAGCTATCGTTCGCTCGATAGCATAAGGATCCGCGAAGACAAAACAGAGAGTACTGATACACTCTGTTTTGGCCTAAAAACTCATCTATAGGGAATTTGATAGGGGACCACGGATCAACAGACTATGCCACCATATCGATACTGCATCTCGGCGAGCTCTGGGGACTTCCTAGTGACAACCATGGGTGCTCTAGCCTTCTTGGCCTTGCGTTTCTTCTTGACCATGCCGCCTTTGGCGTATCCCTGTTCCCGTTGGTTTCCGTAGTTGTTGGCAATTTCTTGAAGATACCTGATCAGGTGCTGCTGAACATTCCTGTTCCAAGGGAAGTCTACGGCCATTGGTCCAACTAAGTCTTCCCACGCGTTCTCGCCGTTTTCTCTAATCATGCGGATGTCACGCGTTATTTGATCCACGGCTTCTTCTGGGTCCATGTCCACGTAAAACGCTTCGTTCAACGAGTCAGCCAGTTGCTCGGCGCTTTGCATAGCTTCTGTGTGCAGGCCTTCCAACTTGCGGGCTGCAAGTTCACGCACTTCTGCTGGAGCATCCGCGTGGGGCCCTACGCGGTAGTCCCTGAGCATGCTGGTCAGGGCTCCGATGGTGACGTTGTTGCCGTCGATCAAGTTGTCGTTGAAATACATGTCGGCCAGTTCTTGCGCTTGGAACCGCCAGGCCGGGCTCATGTCATTGACCAGGTTCCCAATTGCCATTGTCTGAATGTTGCGCGGTACCGGATTCCTTTCGGCCACCTGCGCAGCCGGCTCAACTGGCTGCTGGCGAGCTGGCACCCTCCTGGTGATCTCTTCCGTGATCATCCGAGCAGCTCCGTCACGGACTTCTTGCGGCAAATTCTCAAAAATAGTGCCCTGAACCCCGGCACGCGCGTTGTCGCGGAGCATGCTCAGGTTGGCGACAGTTACCTCAGGGTCCCTAAATCTTGCCTGTATTTCCCGCACAGTCACTGGCGGGATGTTGTATTGCAGGGCCAACTCCCTGGTTTGAGGGTTATACTGCAGCATCGGGTTGTTAGCCGCCGCTGTATCATCGGGCTCAATGTCATCGAACAAGTTGGCTAACGGATCAGGCTGCAGGCGGTTTTGAGCAAGCCACTGGTTGTATTCAGCCTCAAGCCTAGGTTGACGAGTAACGCCATTTTCTTGGAAGTTGGCAATGTCGTCCTCCCAACGACGAGAGAAGTCGCTCAGCCAATCGCGCTGTTCTTGTGTCATGCGGTCCCCATGAGCCGCCAAAAGTTCGTCCGCACTCATTTCCGGCATGGGGGCGCCTTGGTTGACAGGGGCAACCGCCTGGACTTGTTCACGCTCCCTGGCTTCGTTTGCCAACAATCGACGTTCGATGTTGCTACGAATACCGCGGACATCGATCACGAAGTCATCAAGAGCGCTGCCGATCTCATTCTCAAGGTCGGTCTGCTGGGCGTAAGCGGACGCAGCCCTATCTGTAAGGTCCCGTTCCACGCGCCGAAGTCTGGTAACACCTTCTTCACTAAACGCAACCTGATCATTCAGATGCAGCCTGAATGTGTCGGCGACAATCCTATCGAAGCCACTTGCAACGGCTTCAGGACGGCGATAGGCTGAGTTCTCAAGGGCTGATTCCCTTGCGTTGTCCCAAGCAGTGTCAAAATCCGACCTCATCAACTCGTAGTCGCGAGTGCTGAGCGTGACCGGAGCAACTTCTTGCGCCGGCTGCTGAACAGCAAGGGCCCTGGGCTCAACAATTTGAGCGGCCGCGGCCTTAATGTCGTCAACCGTGACAAACCTGGGAAGATCGCCCCAGTCGGTGGCCTTGATCTGGTCGCGCGTAAGACCGGCTTCTGCTGCCGCTCTTTTAAATTCAGCCGGGCTGGTACTGTCAAAAATGCCTGCGTTGTCGGCCAGGTTGCTGCCAGGACTATAAATATCCGCAGCCCGACTGTTTAGGTAGTCGCGGAGGGCTGGAACGTAGGCGGGGTCGATTGCTCCGTTTTTGGCGCCCGAAGCGTATCCAATACGGAACTTGCCACTACTGCTGCCGTCAGTTGCAGGAATCAATTCAAGGGTCGCAGCAGGCAAGCCTGTCTTGACATCGCGGACGCTGACAAGTTGATGGCCATACTCTAGCTGCTTGACGTAGCTGGTGTCGTCCTTTGCTCTGCTAGAACGTTCGCCTGTAATCGGATCGATGACGGGCTCGTAGTACTGCTGCTTGCCAGTCAAGATGTTCTTGCGGCCTTGAGGTGCCGTTCCGCATTGGCCAACGCAGTGGTCCAAGACCACCGTGTCAGCGCTCATGTCTCGCATAGCCACGTCTCTAGGCGTATTTGAATCAAGCGTGATGATGGCAGCGTTGCCAAAAGTCTTGACATTCTGGTCATTCCGAATGCGCTCTAGCAGACTGTTTTGCAGGGCCGTGCGATACTGCTGCTCTTGAAGCTTAGCGGCTTTTTCGGCCTCTATACGCGACAAGCCTTTTTCGCGCATGTAGTTCTCAATGGTCAGCTTAGACGTGTCTCCTGCCTTCCCAGTCAGAATGTCTTCTACAAGCTGCTTACCTAACTTTTTGAAACCAAGTTCCTCCAGGCGCCCCATTCCTCCTATGTACAGCGTCTCATCTTCGCCCGCGCGAGACACGCTGGGGAAAAACTGCTTTTCCGTAAAAGGTATCGCCTCGAGGAGATTTTTCTTTGTCCTTGGCGCAACGGCGTAGTCGCTGATGTTTTCAACGTCAGAGGCCAACCTGATGTTTTCAAGCTCGCCTTGAAGTTGCTCGCGTTGACGAAGCTTCTGACGCAAAGGGTTTGTGGTCGCCGCATATTCTGGAATTGAAGCGGGATCGATACCTTCCGCGTGTGCCCGATCAAACAAGGGTCTGCGGGCATCTTCAAGGGCCTGAATCTCGTCATTGAGCCGGTCAAGCTCGCCGGTCTTGGCTAGGCGTTCTTTATAAAAGCTGCCCCTGGCAGGAAAGCCTGCCTCAATACGTTTTTGCGCAAGCGAATCTGCATTCGCAAATTGCGCCGCTTCTGCAAGAACCGCTGGGTCCTCAAAGGTGATGCCCTGGCGAGCAAGCTTGACGGTTGGATCACCCTCAGCTCCAACATTCTTGCTGATGTAGGTTGTGAACGGACCCTTGATGACGCGCTCGGCTTCGGCCATGCGGCGCATAAATTCAGAAGGAGTTGGAATTGTCTGGCCATATTCAGGGATCACGACAGTAAGGAATTCCTCAAGGTCCGCCAACCGCTTCTTGCTTTTCTCAGTTCTGTCGCTGTACAACACCTCATAAGCGCGTTGGGCGTCTTGGGGTGTTGGGGCATCTGGGAACATTTCTTGGGCCTTGAGCCGCTCGTAGTTGGTAAAGGCTTGGCGGAATTCAGAGTCAGGTGGCAGATAGCGATCGGAGTACTCCAGCATGATCGTCTCCGGCTGCATCTTGCTGGCTGGCGTGTCGCCATAGACGTTGTCGATCAGGTCATTGAGAACATTAAATTCAGGAGCGTATCCCCCAGCAGATTCAGGCACCTTTGGCTGAACCATCCGTGTTCCCTTGGGTCGCACGGCATACATCTTGGTGTCAGGAGTCAGGACCTGAGGAACGCCCGGAACAGCTGAAAGGCCGGCAGACCTGCGGCGCTCGAGAGTATCGCCAAGAGCATCAGCAGCCGCCTGGGCTTTCACGCCGATGGTGTCTTCACCATACAGGTTTTGGCGTTTCAGGCCTGATTGGGCAGCGCGGAAATCTGCAGGAGTTTCCCGCAATTCCTTGGCCAGCTGTTTAACTTGACCTGCCCCTACTCGAACATCAGTAGGAGTCACCAGAGGGCGCCTAGGGACATTCGGAGTCACTGGCCAAGCAGCAGGTACCTTGAGGGTATCCATGAGCTTTGCCACGCCCTCTTGGAAGTTTTGACCTGCTGGTGTTTGAGGAGAGATGGCCTCTCCGTATTTTCGCATCAGCTCTTCTGCTGAGGGAGTCTTGACCTCTTCTTCGCCGCGTGAACGACGATAGATGTTGCCAGGCAAGGCATTCAGGGCCTGAACACCCGCGCTGATGGGCGCAACAACAGGAAGTGCCGCGCCGCCAACCAGGGTCCTGGTCATATCCTGCAATGACTTTGCCATCATCAGAGGATTGGCCTGAACAAGGACTGAAGCGGCCCTGTCGCGCAAAGACCTTGATTCTTCAGGCTTAGAGGTAGAAGCCTGACCCGGAATCCGCGAGGCCAAGTCAGGTTTGTTGTACTTTGCCTCTAAGGCCTCCAGGTCTTCAGCAGATCCGTAAAAGACGCCTTGTGGATCGTAGGGCATGGCTTATTCCTCTATGTTGTACTTTTCCAAGAGCCTTTGGAGCCTAGCGTCCTCGTCCTCATCAACCGGGGCCTCTGATTCTGAAGCGGCCCGGTCAGTAGTCGGAGCCGCGGCACCAACTGCGCCGGCGGTTGTTCTTAAGCGACCTGCTGAGGCCTTCTTTTCTTCCAAGAACCTGGCACTGCTAGATTCAAGCCGCTTCAGGGTATCATCGACCTCCTGCATCGTACCTGACTTCAGCATCTTAGCCACTTCGCCGGCAGTCTTCTCGTCAAGAGATGTGCGAGCCTGCAGGTACTTCAAGACGCGTCCGACCACAGAGCCGGGTGAACCCGTTGCAATGTCAACTGCTTCGCCAGCGATGTCGAAGATGCCATTGCCAGCCTTGAGGTCGGCCAGGGCAGCCGTCTTATTGGCCGTGCGGCTTCCACGAGCAATGTCCTGGGCGTTGCGGAACAACTCGGACTCGCGCTGCAGGGCCGCCTCAAACAGTTTGTACTCGTTGGGGTCTTGGAACAAGGCCTCCAAACGTTTGCGAGTCGCCGGGGCTCCAATGATTCGCTGGGCCGCATTGACTTGCTGGGGCGCGTCAAGAACCTTGGTCAAAAGCGACTGAGCCACACCCGCACGCAAGGCGTCGCGCTCGGCATCAGACATGCCGTCAACCAGCTTTTTGGCTTCTGCCGGCAGCATCTTCGGAGTAAGGTAGTCTGTACGACCTAAACGAAGAGCGTCCAAAACTTCTATGTCGCCGGCATACCTAGCTCGTGCCCCTGCGTATTCCGGCACGTTCTCGTCGATGACACTAACGAAGGCTTTCTTAAGGTCCTTAAGCGCATTGGCTTCGGCCTTGGACATGCCTTCGCCTTTGTAGCCCTTGTCGATGATGGCATCGATGCCCCGCTTGATGTAGTCAAGGGTGCGGACGTCAGGGATCTTGCCAACGGTGATCAGGTTGCCCTTGTCATCGACATCATAGATGTCGTTCAACTTGAAGCGGCTAGCGTCTTCGCCACGAAGTTCTGCTGCCCGTGCTTCTTTGCTGGCAATGGCCTGAGCTTCCCTGAACGCCCTTTTGAAGGTGTCGTCTTCCAAGACCTTCAGGATGCGGGTATCATCCACAGAACCATGAGCGTAGGCCTTGTCGTAGAGGTTGTTGGCATTGGCGCGCAAGGTTCCAATCAGCTTGTCTTCTTGTGCCGTGTAATCCACGCCTTTTCCAACGTCCTTCAGGGCCCTGGCAGCAGCTGATTCGCGGCCCGTTTCCAGGCGTTCATTCAGGCCTTCTCCCAAGATCTTGCGACCTGGTCCCGGGCGAGTCACTACGGCTTCACCAAGCGTAGACAGGGACGGCGTTGCATCCATAATAGTGGACTGCACGCCAAGCTTCTGGTCTGCCAGCATGCGGTCACGAAGTTCCTGGACGCCCATCTCGTCCCGGCCCATGGCTTCCAATACCTTATTGGTCGCGCGTTGCTCCACGGCATTTGGAGATGGCTGAATCGCGTTCTTGACGGCCTTGACGCCTTGTCCGCCCAGCTGAACGGTCTTTGCAACCGTGGGGCCAAGGACCGCACCAGTTGCGCCGCCAGTGACAGCCCCAGAAGTGCGTTGGCCTTCAGTTGCAGAACCGGCTCCTGCCACGGCACCTGTTGCAGCCGCGGTGCCAGCAGCTTTGCCCATCGAACCCTTCATGAACCCGGGCATATATTGAGCAAGCTTCTGGGCCGCCATTCCCATGCGAGCAGACCCGGCCACGGCTCCTGGAGTACCTGCTCCTGGAATCAGCGCCATGCCGACGGTTGGAACAATGCCAGACACTAGCTCGGTGCCAAGGGCGATAAACGGATTTTTTTCCTGGAAGCGTTGGTAGGCTTCACGTTCCTCACGGACCACGTCTTCGTAGGGACGTCCTTCCATCTTGGCGCGAACACGGGCGATGGCCTCGTCGCCAAAACCAAGGCCCAAGCCCTGACCAACTGCGCGGCCCAGGTTTGCCATCGAGAACTCGCCGCCGTTGGACATGTGCACAGGTCCGCCGTCGGCATAACCGACCAGGCCGCCATCGGCGTTGCCTTCAGGCACAACCCGGCTGTACGCCCCCTTGCGAATGTTGGCCATCTTGGCTTCGCTGGACCTCATGCGGCGAGCCGCGGCCTGCATGGCGCTCTCCCAAACTTTTTTGCGTTCGGCAGGGCTCATGTTGATCGAGCCTTGGATGTCGAGCAAGATCTTGCGTTCGCCTTCGGTTGGGGCTCCACCAAAGATGGCTTTCAACTGGTCAAGCGAATTGGTGATGACCAAGGATTCAATTTCGGTCGTTGCAGTAACGCCTTCCGATTCGCTGACGCCAGGAATGTTACGGGCGATAGTTCTGCGGGCCCCTGCTGCAAAACCAGAATAGGCCTTGTCGTTCAGCTCCAGGGCCTTGCTCAAGTTGAGGAGCACGGACTTACTGGCGTTGACAACGTCTTGAGCCTCAAACAGTTCTTTTTGCTCGGTGGCGCTCAGGGTCACCCCCTTACCATCACCGGTCAAAGCCTTGACGCGCTTCTGATAATCAGGGGTCCCGGGAACAAATCCTTCGTCAACAGCAATCTTGCCAGCAGGCGATTGCGGCTTACCAGCATCTCGATCTGCCTTAGCTTCAGGTGCAATGTAGTTCAGCTTGTTGAGTCGCTGCTGGTAGACCCTCTTGTTTGCCGGCGACACATTTGGGTCGTTGATTTTTTCGAGCAGCTGCTCGATCTCAGTGGTCTTGACAGCAGAAGGACGAACGGTCAAAAAGGTGATACGGGCTTGCGCATTCTTTTTGGCGCTCTCAGAAGCTTTGGGATCCTCAATGATCTCTTGAAGCTTCTCAATCTCAGTCAGGCGATCTTTAGGAGTCGACTTAGCCAGAGCAGACAGGGCACTGATCTGCGCTCTTTGACCTTCGCCTTTGGTATCGGCCGCCGCCAGCTGGTACTTGAGGTTAAGCTCTTCTAGTTCTTGCGACGCTTTACGGCGCTGAGCAAGAGCCTCGCCAGTCGCTTCGGCAACGTTACCAATTGTCTCGCCAAAGCTACCAGTGCGAGTAGGCTTACCGAGAGCAGCCGCAAGACGGAACGCCATCTCTGCCTGATCCGGACCAGCGGACCTAGCCATGACCCGCTCACGCGCCTTATCCAACAAGGCTTGTTTATCAGTCGCTGCTTTGTCAGTGTTTTCAAGGTATTTCTTGAGTAGGGTTTGAAGCTGCCCAGTATACGGATTGGCCGCACCTCGCGAGGAGGTGTAACCAAGCGTCTGAGCTCCGCTGGTTTGGTCAGTAGAACTGACTTCCAGGCCAGACTCGTCGTCTTCTAGTGCCATGTTGTGTCCTTATCTTCCGCCGCCAAACATCTTGTTGAAACCGTAGCCTGTAGCCAGAGCAGAGCCGAATTGCGACAATGGAGATGGCTGATACACGCTTGCAGGACCCGTTGAAGCCGTAGTTGTAGAGGTCGGAACAGTCAGACCGCGAACAGCCGCATTCAGGAAAGCGATGTTGTTGCGGTCGTATTCGCGTTGATTCAAGAAGTCTTGGTAAGCCTGATCCAACGAACGCTGGGTTTGCTGTTGCTGACCCGCGCCCGCAGCCTCAAGAGCTGCAATGTTTTGCAGGCCCATCTGCTGGGTTTGTTGACCAAGGGCACCCATAGCTTGACCAGACTGCAGCATGCGAGCAAAGTCTTGATTAGACAGGGCACCCATTTGTTGGGCGGCTTGCAGATTTTGGGTTCCTGCTGCGCCTGCCAAGTTGCCTTGCATCTGACCAAGGGCACCCATTTGAGCGCCGGCCTGACCGTATCTTGCAAGGTCTGCACCTTTCAAGCCTGCTGCCGATTGACCCATGGCCGCCTGTTGCTGGGCTCCTGCCAACATGCGTTGGTAGTCTGCTGCCGTAAGGCCTGCGGTGGTTTGACCGATACCGGCCAGTTGGCCGCTTGCCTGAAGCAGGCGCGCTTGATCTGCAGCCGACATGCCGGCCGCCTGTTGACCAAAACCAGCCTGCTGTTGGGCAGCTTGCAACTGACGGGCTCGATCGGCTTGCAGTTGCTGACCAGCTTGCGTGTAGCCCTGTTGGAGGGCCGCAGTCTGTTGAGCAAGTGTAGATTCTTGGGTGTCTCGCAAAGCGCGTCCGATGGCCTCACCACTACGGCTGCCGCCAAACGTACCCGCTTGAATGGCGCGGTCTTGGATGTTGGGCAGCAAGTTCTCACGCAGGTTGCGGCTTGCCAAATCGCCAATGCGGTTGACCACTTGCTCCTGGTAGGGATTCATGTAGTCCTGGATGCCGCCCAAACCAGTCTGAGCACCTTGGCTCGAGAGCTGAGATGCTTGCTGCATGTAGGGCTGAGCAAGGCCTGCCGTATTGGCAGAACCTGCTTGTGCTGCACCCATAGCCGCCTGATTCAAATAAGGCGTAGCCAAGCCAGCTGCCGACTGCATCGCCTGACCAGTCAACTGATTGGCCTGATTGAAGTAGGGCTGAGCCAGGGAGCTCGTGTCGCCATAGCTCTGACCAATCAAATTGCTTGCTTGGCCAATGGCACCAGAAGCTGCGTTGTACGGGTTGTACTGAAGAGCCTGAGTGATGTAAGGTTGAGCAGCACCAACAGAGCTGCCAGCTCCTGCGTTGTAGATGGCATTTCTTGACATGTCCATCAGCGGCTGGTACGTTCCCGCAAGATTGGACGTGTTCTCATACGCCCTTGTCTGAAGCGGGTCGTAACCGGCAATCCTGGCCTGGGTGTACGGCTGATAAGGCTCTGCCGCAATGGCGTTCGCCCTGCTGATCAAGCCCTGCGTGTAGTCAGAATACCAGGCGGGAACGTTGGAAGTCGTCTCACCATACGTCGTGACCGACGGAGGTGGTGCCCCCTGGAACAAAAAGTCCAGAACACCCATATCAAGCTCCCTTCAAATAAGCCAGCGGACTCTTGGCGTCAGGGCTGATCTTGCCGCTTGCAAGATTCTTGCCTTTGTGTTGACGCAACTTAGAGCGCATGTCGTCAAGTTTTTTGGCCCCGGCCTTAGAGGAGCCGTTGCCAAGCATCGCCACTGTCTCCGCGTCCATCACGTATTCGCCGTCAGACAAGACTGCGTTCACGTCATCAGAGCGACCATCGGCACCTCCGCCAATCCGCATACTTTGCACTTGGCTAAGTCCGCCCATGGCTTTCGCTTGAGCAGGAGGATTGCCATACTGGTAGTAGGCCATCTTAGGATCGCGAGAACGCTGAGGCGCTTGAGGACGAGCTTGTTGCTGCATGCCTTGTGCGTTTTGCGGCTGCATCGGGCGACCAGGCATCATCCCGCCCTGAGTCATGGGAGGACGCCCTTGAGCCATGCCCAAAGGACCACCTTGACCGGCAGGACGTTGCTGCGCCATGGCTGCCATCAGCTGAGCGCGACGAGGATCTTGCATGCCTTGAACTTGACCGCCTTGAGCGTAATGCTTCATCTGGATCAGGCCACCCATCTTTGCAGGAGTGGGCGTTTGACCGGGAATCGGTATTGGCACAAAGCGAGTGTTCTGGAAGAACTGGTGCTCGCCAGGAGTTCCTTGGCCTATTTGGCCGTACTTGGCCAAATCTCCGGCATAGTTGGTCTTGTCGCGCATGTACTCATACAGGTCAAGCGACTTGTTGAAGTTCTTGTCTTGAGTAGAACCTCTTGTGGCCGGTGCCTGATTAGAAGGAGCGCCAGGACCGCCAAGCAAGCTGGTAGCCGTAAGAGCCGTGCTTGCTGCCGTCCATGGGTTTGCTTTGACCCAATCAACAGCGTTGCTGCCGACCGTCTTTGCCGCGTCCACAACGTTTCCGCTTGTCAACTGATCCCAAGCGCTGGGAGTACCCATGTTGGTCGTGGGGTCGTAGGTGATCGTATCTGGCGTTGGCGTAATGCCGCTTGAGCTGATCGTGACGTCAGGTGTTGCAGCCCCGTAAGTCTTGCCGCCGCTTTGCCAGGTATCAGTCTGACCACGGAGTGAAGGATCAAGTGAGGCCTCGCTGTAGCGGAACTCAGGCATGCCGCTAACGTCTGCAGTGATGCCCTGACCGCCTCCCATGCGAGCGAGGTTAGGAGCATCTGGAAATTGCAGGCCAGGACCGCCTGACACACCTGGAGGGGTTACGCTGTAGCTGGGATTGCCGTAGATGTCAAAGGCGTCGCCGCCCGTAAACTGCGGAACCTGCAGACCAGTAGAAGGTTTGATGCCAGCTGACAGGTCGTAGTTAGGAGCAAACGAAGTGTCTAGGCCCGAAGTAAACGTGGGCACGTCTACAGTAGGAACTGCAGTACCCAGCGACTGCAAAGGACTTTGAGTTGCTGCTGCAGCGGCCGCGTCAGCCGGAGGCGCAAGTGACTCAAGCGGCGAAGTAGACACAGGGGTTGCCGACGCAGGCGTCATCGCGGCAGGAGAAGCTGCAGGCACCTCACCTCCAAGAGGAGGAAGATCAGTTCCCATTGGAGTGGTCAAGTCCACAGGGCTTGCCACTGCCGATGCAGGAGGAGTTACAGCAACGTCCATCGGCACGTCAACAAAGTTATTGTTGGCTGCCAGGAAATCATCAAGCGGATCCGTTGGAGTGGCTGCAGCCGAAGAACCCCCAGTAAGCGCGTTGGTCAGTTCTCCTCCGGCCCAAGTGCCGACGCCAGCAGCAATACCGCCCTTGAGCGCCTCATCAAAATCTTCGCCTTGCACAAGGCCGGCGGCCGTGTTTGCCGCGCCAGCAGCAATGCCGGCCCCAACAGTTGCCGACGTGCCAAACATACTGGCTGCTGCAGGCCCAAGGAAATATGCGCCGGCTACGGTTGCGATTGCCGATAGCGGATCATCTAGGATAGGCTGAATGACGTAATCGTCGATGGCCCTGCCAACGTCTTTGACAACGTCAACGACGCTATCAACAACATCGCCGACGGCTTCAACTACGCCGCCAACAACGTCTTCAACAAAATCTACTACAGCACTCATTGCCGTGCTCCTTCACGTTTTTGTCCGAGTTGCAAAGCCACCTGGTATTGGCCATCGGCCAGCATGGTGACGTTGTAGCCCATGCCAGGGTTTGGCGGGTTCTTTGCAACGTTGCGGAAGATGTTCAACAGGCTTTGGTCACTGAACTGGGTGACCAGCGTGTCGAAACCGGCCTTGTAGGCGTCGACGACAAAAGCAAAACCTGAAGCTAGAAAATTTGGGGCGGTGTCTGCGTTCAGTGCTCTAAACATGCCCTTGCGAGGAGTTTTTTCCGAACCATGCACGACGTAGACAGTGTTGCCGTAGCGGTAGAACTTGCTGTCCGGCATCTGCACCTCCTTGACAAAGGTGGCGTACACGAATTCCATCGGGTACTCGGATTTTGTGTTCTCAGCTGCTACCTTCAGTAGCTCGCCAAGGTCAAGCATTTGTTGTCTGCTGTCTACGAGCGGCATAGTTAGATCCTCATGTTGAAAAGCGCAGCACTGAACACGTTGCCCATGCCAGCACTCAAGCTTAACACCATCCCTTTAGGTGCTTCAACCGCTTCAGAGAGGAACACATGATCCTCTTCAGTCCGATTCAAGATCCCAGGGACAGTTCCCTTTTCTAAATCATTGAACAGCAAGAGGGTCTCTAACAGTCCGCTCGCTCCCATCGTATGGCCGATTCGTTGCTTATACGATGTCGCTACAAACCCACTCAAGCACCTTTCCAAAGCCGCCTTTTCGGCATCATTGTTAGACCGGGTACCGGTGCCATGAGTTTTCACGATTTTAATTTGTTCTGAAGAAACTTGACAAAGTTTCAGCGCGCCCTCGATGGCTCGTCTAAACCCTTGCCCGTCTTCTCGTTGACCGATAGCATTTGTAGCCACTTCGGTTGCCGTCCAGGCCGACACAAGTTCTGCCCTAGCAGGAAAAGTGCCGCGCCTTACGGCTTCTTCTGACTCAAATACGGCCAACACGGCGCCTTGACCTATATAAAACCCAAAGTTCTTGGAATCGAATGCACTGGGGCTCACCTGGTGAGCCTCGGCCATGCTTTCTGTCAAAGTCGCCTTGGCTTCTCCAAAGAACTGGAGGGTCATGTTGTTCACCTGGTCCTCGACGGCCAGTACGATGACCCGGTCGAAGCCGTAGAACTTGATGAGGGTTTGGACGTCCATCAAGACCTTGAGGCTAGAAGTACAGGCGGTAGCATCCGTAGCCGTGTGGTCAATTTCTCCGCACTGCGCGGCAACCCGACCGGCATAGATCTGGGTCAGGGACAGCGGAAGGACCTTGTAGTTGTAGGTCCATTCATTCTCGCGGTTGAGCTTGGAGCCTTCGTTGGCAAAATTGCTGTTTCCAGCGGCCAGGAGGAAGGCAGTCTTGCCGGTCTGGGTCTCCCGAAGGCGCTTCAGAAGGTCAGGATCTAAGACTTTTTCGGCTACTTGGTGAGCCGGATTGACCAGGCCTGTCTTGACCCGGTTATAGGTCTCTGGAAACAGGTGGACTTTTTGGGGAAAAGTATGGTTCTCGAAGAGAATCGTGTCCTCAGTGCACGCAGTGCGGCTTTCGGTGAGGAAGATTCTCATACAAACCACTCCTTGGCCTGGGCCAGGTCAGTGGGCTGTCTGCGCCCCCATTCCTTCAAGAAATTAAACAGGTCTTGCGGGGTCTCGCCCTGCATTTCCTTGCTTTTTTCATCTTCTACGTTGTAGATTTCGCACAGATAGACGGTGCACATCAGCATGTCTAGGCTGTCTAGGCCAGTCTCCTTAAGGACCATGTCCATGGAGTCAATTTGTTTAAGCTCGCGGTTAAACGGCTTGGCTTTTTTAGCTACGTCATTCAGTAGCTGAATAAATTCTTGATCGGTCATTAGTCCACCATTTGTACGAAGCGTTGCGCCCAACTGCGCCAGTCAGCAAAGTCAAATGGATCTGGAATGTTTTTCTGGCTCAATCCCGAGATAACGCAGAATTGCAGTGCCCATTCTTGCCACTTGTCTTCATCGTCTAGCCTTGCGAGTGCGCCATAGGTGGACAGGTCCATAACGATCTGGTCGGCCCAATCGCGCAAACCAATTATAACGGGCTGCGTGATCACGTGGAACTTTCTTTGAGGCCGCCGAGCACGGTTCCATCGGCTTCGCCAAGGTGGGCAATGACCTGGCCCATCTGGTAGTCGCCGTTGATGGTGTTTGAGCCAAACTTAAACCGCAGTTCGCGCCGTTCTTCCTTGAAAAAGACCACTTGCTCGTAAGGAGTGGACGGGTTTGCAAAAATCACGCGCTCTGGTCCGTTGACTTCCAGGGACTTGGCATTGGCCCTTCCGGTCAGTTGGACGGTCATGTTGCCAGACTGGACAAAGTCAGGCTCAAGGAACTCGACCCGGATATATTTGTCGCGGGCGTTTCCGGGAGCTGCCACGTAGCTCATGTCGGCCGTCTCGAAGAACGACGGAACCGCCGTGATGAACTGACCGTCGATCTCGTTTACTCCGCGCTCGTGCTGCCAGACCTTATAGCCTTCCTCAGGAACCACAATCCGCTGGTCGCCGTCCTGGGTGATCCGCAAGTCGCCGTTCTCGGTCACGCGGTTGTTGGCGATAAAGGTAGATTGTTGGATGCCGCACAAAAGCGGAGCAGCATACAGGGGAGACCATTCGCCCGCAGTCCTGCCGCCATTAGGCAGCTCGGTGTCGTACCAGGTGTTTTCGCGAATGTTGTAGATGATGGCGTGAGTGCACTCGGTAGCGTTGCCCCTCGGGTAGCACCACCAGATCTCGCCGTACCGGGGAACCTTGAATGCCCAAACTCGCTGGGCGGCTTCACGGTTCAAGCCGTCATAGAAGTAGTTGATGTTCAGGTTGTTGGGGATCTCGCGGACCACGCCGTTGAACATCAGCATCCGGTCTGTTCCCAGCCAGAAGTACTGGCCGTCGTACTCGATAACGGAATTGGCAGACAGGATGCTGGAATACGGGCTAATTGTGTCAAACTGAAAGACTTCCTGGCCACCTACAAAGGAGGCCCGGATAACAGCGTCTGCGCTCCAAAAGAGGCCCGCTGGCGCGTTTCCTGGACCGCCCCTAAGGGGAAGACCACGAACGATCTTTTGACCTGCTACGCGCGCATTCCCTGATCCTACGCCCGTCAGGTTTGTTGGGGCTCCGGCCACCGACCATCCAATCGTGCCGTCATTGCCGAAATACATCAGATAAGGATGCAGGGACACCACGCCGCCCGTCACGCTCACGCCAGCCGGAAACGTTGTGACTTCAGTCAGGCGATCAGCTCCGGTCATGGAGCCAATGAACAATTGGCCACCGCCCGTATTGCAGAGGCAATTGGCGTTTGGAGCGACCTGAGCCACGAGCATGTTTGCAGCCGGGATTGACTGCGTGTCATAGATCACGTCAAACTGCCAAAGATTGTCGTCGTTGGCGTTGTAGGTGATCGGGGTGCGATCCGTGATCAGGCTCGAATTGCCACTGGGGTCCAGGGTAAATCTCTCTAGGAAGTTGGCACTTCCAGAGTGAAAGTAGGTCTGGCTATTTTCGGTGAAAGTCTTTACGCCACGGCTGATCTCGGTCAGGTAGCGGTTGACAACGGAATATCCGCCTACCTTGCGAGGAAGGCCACGCTGCCAACGGACCCATTGTCCGTCAACGTGGTAGTCTCCCTCGAACCTGGTACCATCTCGCTTGATACCCGGCAACGACTTGATGATGACCGGGGTGGTTGCCATTAGTAGGTTCCGCCTTGAATTGGATCCAAACCGATCGCCACTTGGGCGGCTGCTTGGGAAGCGGCCGTAAAGATCGCAATACCCGTTGCCGTACCACCCAGGTTGATGAGCGCGTTACCTGCAGTCGTGGCGCCAGTGCCGCCGTCAGACACGCTAATTGGAACAGCCACGCCACCAGTATCCGCAGCAACTACGTTGGTGCCGTCAGAGTACAAGATGGCCCGCGAGCCTTGGTTGATCGTGTAACCCGAGGCAATCGACGTCTTGATAGTCAGGGTGTATGGACCAGTCGTATTGTTAGCAACCCAGTATTGCTGGACCGTCTGCGGCACGATGATCGTACGGTTGCCGGTCAAGACCCCGGTAAAGTTGTAAGCAATGCGGTTCAGTTCGCTGCCCGACAACACATAGTTGCCCGATCCCGCTACGTTGATTGACGTGTAGTCAAACGCAAAAACGGGTGATTGACCGTAGCCAATCGTGTAGAAGTTCAAACCATCCGTAAAAATGATGGCAGAATCGCCCGGTTGAAAAGTCAAGGTTGACAAACCGTTGATGGTCTGAGAACCAGGAGGATCAACCAGCAAGGCGCCCGTGCCCTCGTTGCGAAGCTGGAAAAACCAGTTGTCGCCAAGGGTGCCTGCTGTAGCCATGGTCAAGGTGCCCGCGCCCCCGTTCCAAATCAAGGTCCTTGCGCGAGTGTCAACACCAGCCGTGAAGCTACTTCCGAAGAACGTAACAGGCATGGCCAGCGACAAAAGGGAGCCAATGGCAATTAAGCCCGTCCCTGCTAGAGACGCGGCATTTGCTGTGGACAGGGCTGCGCCAAACTGGAATGCAAGCCAGGTGCCGCCTGCAGTTGTGTTGTTGGTCAGGTAGATCTGCCAAACTTGGCCTGCAGCAGGGGCAGCTACTTGTACTCCGGCAGCGTTCCTAATGATAAAGGAATTGGAGCCAACGTTGTTAAACAGGATAGCTTGGCCAGTTGATGCCTCAAGAGCGCTTGGCAAAGTCAGGCTCCAAGGACCTGCTGTTGCCGTAACATCCATGATGCCGGCAATCAGGTTCGTCGAAGGAGCGGTCTCAAGCGCCCAGTCAAAAGTCGTGTTGGCCGTAAGGCTTACTGCGGCGTAGCTGATCTCTGCAGGAGAGATGTTGCTGCCCCCAAAGATGTTGGTGTAAGTGGTCATATTAGGCCTCGTTTCTTACGGCACCGCGGTCCAAGATCTTGCTCATGTCTTCACCTTGCAGCGCTTGGGCGGCTGATGCGTACATGCCTTGCCAGACAGGGATGCGTTCGTCGTTTTTCAAGAATGGAGTGGCTTCCAGCAGGGTCGCGTAAAGCAGCAAGTTGGGAGCGTACTGGGTGAGCCAGTTGGTCTGGGTGTTTTCATCCAGCAGGACTGGCAGCTCGTAGTACAGGATCTCTATCGGGTAAGCTGCATCTGGCGTAGGAGCAATGATCCAATTTGTGTAGTTGTAGTCTGCGTAAAACACAGGCTCATCCACCAAGGTATCATTGGGCCAGTAGCTTCTCACATACTCGTAGGCCCTTGAGAATAGTTGGACGCGGGTATTGTTGCCTGTACCTGTTCCGATGTTCATCGAGATAGTCTCGCGCCAGCGGTCTGGCTTAGCAAGCACGGCAACACCGGTTTGCAGATTCGTCACCACAACGGTCTGAAAGCCCTGAATCTTAAGGTCACGGCTGATGCGACGCTCTGCAAAGTTGATCAGGCTCGGAATTTGCGCGTAGACCAAAGGGTCAGTGACAGCAGACGCTCCACGTTCCAGGTAACTGCGGACGTCGTTTTGAAGCGACGCAAAGGTCATTGCCTGTGGCATTACACATTCCTCTCGAAGTGGGGGCAGTCCACCAGGCTCTTAAAGTTCCCGCCCCAACGATTTTTAGGGTGCAAGCCTTCCCAGTAGGCGCCCAAGGGGGCAAGCATTTCCTTGTCCCAAATGATCTTGCCATCTTTGAAAAAGTTCAAATCAGCGGCGCAGCGCTTCAAATGAATCGAGTTCATAGTCTTGCTGCGGCCGGTCTTAAAGTAGATGGCTTGTTGCTCAGGAGTCCTGGCCAGTTCACCTCCTGTGACCATCCAGCCCTGCTCAGTAGCATGCTGAACCAGCTTGCAAAGGTCCAGCAAGAATGCAGCTTGTTCTTGTGCGAGGCTCATTCTTTGTCCTTCCTGCGCATCTCCATGACCTTCTCGACCGTGCGCCCGCCAAAGTAAGCGGTCATGACCAGCATGCCCCATTGGCCCAGCAAGGAAACGTAAGATTCGCTGATCTTGTACCCCGCGCCATCAAGCAGCGCAAAGATCAAGTAGGCGGTCAACAGATAAACAAGGGTGCCTGGACGCACATTCTTTGACAACCAAGAATCGGAAGCCATGTCGGCCTGCCAGCGCTTGCTGACATTGTCCTCCTGATTGGCTTGGGCAGCCAACAAGGCTTTCAATTCTTCTTGTTCAATCTTGGCTTTTTCAATGCCCAGTTCAAGCAAGCGTTCTTCATGGTCATACTGCAGCTGGCGCAGCTTTGACACTTCTTCAGGGCCAGGATTGTCGCTGATCTTGACACCCAGGGCGTTCTCAACAACTTGCTTGCCTTTTGCTTGAATTGCAGACGACAAAAGACCCAAGCCGTTTTCGGCAAGGGTCCCCAACAGTGACGCGACAATTGGTATCATTTTTTGACCATCCTTTCGCGTTCTTCAAGCAGCCTGACTTTAACCTGCAACTCGTTGATGTGATGCATTAGTTGCTCTTTCATAACGGCTCTTCGTTCAGCAGAAATAGGGCTGTCTGTTGGGATGCCTTCTTTAGTGATAAGGGCGGGCATAGAGCCTTCAATCTTGGTCAGGCGATTAGAAAAGTCAGCTACCTGCCCCAAGAGCCAAGCAAGAGAAGCAACGATGACGGGGATGACTGCTTTTAGTACGTCTGACCAGTTCATCACTTGCCTCCGTGAAACCAGTGCGAGAAGTAGCCGACAGCAGACGAGAGCGCGGACACCAATGCCATGCCGGCCCAAAAACCTCCACGACCTTTGTTAGCAAGGGCCAATAGTTCGTCCATGCCGGCTTCAAGTTTGTCAACCTTTTTGTCAAGGTCTTGAACTTTTTGCCATAGCACTCCGTACTTGACTGGGTCGATGTCCGCGCTCATTTTTACTCCGCTTTTTGCTCTTCAGGTTTTGCGGCCAAAGATGCTTCCAACATGTTGCCAAAGGCATTGCGACCAACTTGCAGCTGGTCAACGTTGAAACGGGCAGAGGCCAGTTTGCGATCCAAATCGACTGCATGATTGAAGAGAGTCTGCTGCTCTTGAGTCAGGTCTTCAAAAAAGTACTCGACGCCGTTCACACTCACAGGGGTCTTTTTTTCGTTTCCCATGATGTTTCCTTTTCAAAATGCCACCAAAAGCGGGTGGTGGCTTCCCGTTAAAATTATGCCGCCCAGGGCAGGGGAGGCGTAACAACCGGAGGGTTGATTTGGTTGTCGATCTGCTGCTGCACAGCGGCCTCAGTAGCCGTCTGGTCCACGCCGTTGGCCCAAATCCAGCCCAGCACTTGGTTCTGCGTGAGGTCCTCGTAGGGGGTGAACGGAGCGCCCGTAGCCGGAGCCGGGACAGCACAGGTGCTGTACACCGATGCAGAGTAGGCGTCTTGCACGCCAGCGCAGGTCCAATGCACGGTGAACACAACGTCCGTATTGCCATCCTCTTGCGGGTAGCAGTCCATTGCGGTGACGGTCCAAGTGATAGTTGCAGACATGGTTTTTCCTTTCAGGGGTTGGATTCAAGTTGTGCCACACGGGCGGTCAGGGATTCGATGAGGGCTTGCTGCTCCTTGATTGCAGCGGTGAGGGTTGCCACCAAGAAGCTGGTGTCGATGCCTTGGTAGACAGGATTGCCTTCCTC